ACTCAGATGCACCATTGAACCCACTTCGCGAAGCGGCAGAATTCGTTACACAGCGCCTTCTTCTTCGTCGTGAACTACAGTTCGTAACTGACTTCTTCACAACAGGCGTATGGGGATCAGACGTAACTGGTGTTTCAGGTTCACCATCAACAGGGCAGACACGTCAATGGTCTGACTATACAAACTCAGATCCAATCAACGACATCGAAGCAGCAAAGTCACAGATCCTTTCAACAACAGGTATCGAAGCCAACACACTCGTTCTTGGCTACGAAGTATTCCGTCAGTTGAAGAATCACCCTGATCTTGTTGATCGTATCAAGTACACATCTTCACAGACAATTACAACCGACATGCTTGCCGCGATGTTTGACATCCCACGCGTTATGGTTGCAAAGGCTGTAAAGGCAACAAACAACGAAGGTGCAACTGGCGCTTACGGCTTTGCTTATGGCAAGGGCGCGCTTCTTTGCAACGTTGCAACAAACCCAGGAGTTCTTACTCCATCTGCTGGATACCAGTTCTCATGGACTGGCGTTTCAGGCGGTCTAGGTGCAAACATCGGAACTTCATCGTTCCGCATGGAATCACTCAAGGCAACACGCGTTGAAGCAGAAATGGCGTTTGACAACAAGGTAGTCGCGAGCGATCTCGGTTACTTCTGGACAACAATCGTTGCCTAATAAATTCAACTGATAGAGGGGGGAGCAGAAATGTTCCCCCTTTTGTCGTAGGAAAGGAAATCATGAAAGTAAGAGTAATGAAAGCGTTTATCTCAGACGGAAAGATGCTAGAAGTCGGGTCGATCGTTGATGCGAGTTCATGGAAGAACGTGAAAACACTCGAAGGTTCTCGATACATTTCCCCAGTTTATTTTGAAACCGAAAGCGAAACAACGAAAGAAATCAAACCAAAAGCCTCTACCAAGGCATAAGGGAAGTAAGATTGGGGGGCGTGGAGTAATCTGCGCCCCTTTGATCATTTGAGGAGTGTGAAATGGCAATTCCAGCAAACCTGTCGACCCTCACGGTGACTGGCACATACATCGACATCGCTGGTAACCCCATTGCAGGTCAGGTCAAATTTACGCCTCGTGCGGTGATCAAAGATACGACTCTCAATTACATCTTGATCAACTCAACGATCACAGTCACCCTCGATGCTAACGGATCATTTTCTAAGTCGTTGATCGTCACAGATGATGCCGATGCGTCACCAACAGGCTTTACTTATTATGTAGAAGAAGCGTTCGTGGGCGGTCGATCATTTGACATGCTCTTGCCAGCCGCAACTGCTGGTGGAACACTCGATCTTGCTGACGTATCACCAGCCGTTGCAAACTCAGGATCAGCCGCTCTTTACGTTACATCAACACAATTCAACGGCATCGACACAAGACTCACCCTTGTTGAAGCAAACGTAGTAACATCAAATTCATACTTTGCTTCTTTGAATACTGCACTCGCCGCCGCAGTAACGGCTTCAAATGCTAAAACAGCATTAGTTGGTTCTTACATCACGGCAATTAGCGGTTTGAACGAAAATGGTTTGCTATACCCAACAAGGGCATACTAATGTATTTCCTTACTCATGTGACTTTTCAAGGTGTTTTTATTGTTTCTTTGATCATGTTGACAGTTATTGGAATGTGGTGGGCTGAACGATAATGGCACTGCCAGTAAACATCACCACGATCACCCTCACAGGTCGCTACATCGATTTTGAAGGCAATCCAATTGCAGGACAGGTAAAGATTTACCCAAGTCAAGTATTGATCGACGCGGCGGCTGATCGCATCATCATTCCTAACACACTCACAGCCGACCTTGTGAACGGTTCGTTTAGTCTAACTGTTCCAGTCACCAATGATCCTGACGTAACCGCCTCAAACCCCGGAACTACCTATTACTACTGGTATGAAGAGGCGTTCAATGGCGGCTCAACTTACAAAATTTTTATTCCGTCGTCTTATGGTGCAACAGTTGACATAAGTGCAATCCGCGAAACTGCAACTACTGTCCAATACATTCAACCTGTTTCAGGCGATCTATGGCCGCCCATCGAAGTTCGAACAACAGCAGTTGAAAGTCAATACTCAAATCTTCCTTCGCTTGCATCGCCTCAGCAATACCAATTCTTAGCCCTCAAATGCGGCACATACGGCACGCTGGCAAGCGACTATGCAACTTACTCGCTTCTAACATCATCAATGACTATTTTATTCACCACCGCCCGACTTGGAACTATTATTGATCGTATTACTCGTCTTGATAATGCAACATCAGCAACTTCCGTTGACCTTCGTGATACAACAAACGGGGGTTCAGTTACGGCAAGCGGTTATGGTCCTCATGCAGTCAAATGGGGAACGTATCAAAACTGGTCAAATCAGTATGCAACCTATAACTTACTTACAGGAGCATCCATCGGTTATGTCTACAACGATTACGGCAACCTTTTGACTCAACTTGGCTACGCCCTCAACGGAAGCGTTTATGACATCACTTCAATCACAGACAATTGGTTGAAGCAAACCCGCGTCAAAACGGGTAATGATTACAGCGCAATGACATACGCTTATGCTTATTTGAGCGGCACTTACGCAATGGTGGCAACAGATTACGGCACATACTCATCGCTCGGCGGCGCGACTTTTACACTCAACATTCGCGATACTGCTGATAGACTACAGACTGCGGCAACGCATCCGCACCCATTATTGACAAGGGGATTTGAGTATGGCATTAGCGTATAAAGTATTGGGGCAATCAGCGCCAACTGCCGCTACTTTGACCGATCTTTACACAGTTCCATCTGCGACCACCGCGATCGTGTCTAGTGTTGCAGTTTGTAACACTTCAACATCTGCCACAACTTTTCGAATTGCTGTTCGTATAAATAATGCGGCAATTAGCACTGCATCTTATGTCGCCTATGAAATCCCAATCAATGGTGTTTCAACAACCGAAGTCGCTTTAGGTATTACAATGGGTACTGCTGACGTGTTGACGGTGTATTCTTTGTCAGGGACTTGTTCGTTCAACGCCTTTGGCGTTCAGATAGTATAAGGAGTGTAAATGGGAGCAACAACATCAGGCGGTATTCGTTACCCTGTATCAACTGACACAGTCAACATTCCTAACGACTTATTCAATTTGGCAAGCGACGTTCAGACATACATCAACGCAAATGCTTTGACAACATCAGGAACTTACACTCTAACAAATAAGACAATGGGAACAACAGGTCTTGGTTTCTTCGGTGCGTCGGGACAAACAACTTTCAAAACAACATTGAACGCCTCTACTCCTGCGGCGAACGTAACGATCAACTTGCCTAACGTTGCAGGAACAGTATCTTTGATCAATAACGTTGAAACCCTGTCAAATAAATCTTTTGATACTCAATTGACTATCAACGGCTCAGGATCAGGTTCAACGGTCATTCAAGCCAACCCGTCAGCCGCAGGAACGATCATTTTGCCTACCACGGGTGGAACGCTAGCAACAACTGACAACATTGGTAACACAGAAATGCCATTGATCATGGCGGCTTATTAGGGGCAAATCCTTCGTAGGTATGCAAGAATAAGCACATAGGACAGGAGAAAAAATGGCAGTAAATACACCGAAAACGATGGCGCGTGGTGCGTTTGCAACATCATCAGCAACCCTTTACACCACCCCAGTTTCAACAACTGCAATTGTTACATCAATTGTTGTTGCAAATACCAGCGGATCACAACAGTCATTTACTATTTCATTTGACGGCATTGCAATGTTCGGAACATGCGCAATCCTTCCCAACACGACCCAAATTGTAGACATACGTCAAGTATTGACAACAACTAAAGTGATTACGGGTTTTGCATCTGCAACATCTGTCAACTATCACATTTGCGGAATGGAAAGCGTATAACATGGCATCAACAACAGTTCCTGCATCAGGTGGCGGTCTAGCACCTTATTATCAAAAATTTGTTTCCTCTGGAACATTTACTTTGCCTTCGGGTTACGGCGCATCAAAGCCGTTGCTTGTGAACATTCAAGTTATCGGCGGCGGTGGCGGCGGTTCTGCGCCAATCACCTATGTATTTAATGGCAACGGCGGTCATAGTGATTATTATGGCGAAGGTCGCATGATTTCGGGAACATACACTAACAACAATACTGGTGGACCTGGTGGTTCAGGCGGTCTTTGTGCAACACAACTTTACTTAACTTCGAATTTAACAATTACAGTAGGTGCCGCAGGTAATCGTGGAACTTCGACCACAATTACAAATAATGAAAATCCTTATGGTGGCAACTTTAGTAACGGTGGCGGCGGTTCTGGTATTACTATTGCTGCCACAAACGCAATCGTTGGTGGCACAGGGGGAACTTCAACAGCAAGCGTTTTACAAGCAACAGGTGGGGCTGGCGGTTATTCAAACACAGCAGTAGCAGGTCGTCCCGGAAATAACGTTCGTTATTCTTATTCAAATTACAATGTCGGCGACTGGATGAGGGATAACACAAACCCAACAGTCGGCGGTGGCGGTACTCCTGCTGGTACAAATGGTGCCGCGACACCACTTTTAGGAACACTTGCTGGCGGTTCAACATCAACTACTCCTGTTCGTGGTTCATTTGGTATTGGTGGAGTTACATCTGATGGTTTAACTTCGACAGGCACCGAAGGTTCAGGTGGTGGTGGTTATTCAATCGGTGCCTCAGGCGCTGTTATTCTTACTTGGTGGGCATAGGAGCAATTATGAGTCCAATTAAAAATGTAGCCTTGATCAATAAATTGGGGCAAGTAGTCAATCATGTTGTAGTCGATACTGATGATAAAGAACTTTTAGATGCGCTTCATGTAGAGTGGGATACTCATCGCCATGTTGAGACCAAAGATGATGACATAATTATTCTTCATCAATCAGAAGAAGTGTGGACAACTCACTGCAATGATCTTGAATGTGAAAATAAAGGATTTACTTTGCCTGATGCGGAAGTTTATTTCAAAGCACTAGGAGTTGAAATTCCACCTGCGACTACAGAAATTGAATTTGTACCGCCTAAAGAAATTACAATTAACGGTCGCGTTTATCCAGAAGATTCTTTATTGATCAAAGAAAATGCAGCAAGGCGTCCAGAAGGATGGGTATTACCAGAGGGAGTATTAGAAGTTTCGCTATCTGATAAAGATAAATAACATTTATTTGTAATTGATTAACGGGTTCATGTCATGTATGTTAAAGACATGAACCTGTTAAATTTTAACAAAGCAAAACCAAAAAAAATTTTATTTAACCCCTTTAATGAGTGGGTTAGGGCATCAGAAACAAAACCAGTACCAAGTTTTTCAATAATGCCTTCATGGTATAAACAGTTGCGTCGTTTTGTTAATAACAGCGATTTTCCCATTAAGGCACACGGCAAACCTGATGTAAAAATGTGTTCTCCTTTTCGCGAGGCGATCACTTACGGCTATCTTTTGGTAACTCCATGTGAATTAGAAGTAACATGGATGGCAGATGGAACTCCTGAAATTAGTTGGAATCCTCAATTCCCTTATGACCCAATTCATTTACGCGGAGATGTTAGAAATCCTGAAAATCAAGGACTAGGAATGTCTATACCTGCGGGATGTAGCCCATTTATGTTTGCACTAAGTCCAATGTGGGCGCCTGAAACACCAAAAGGCTATTCTGTTTTAATAACTCATCCTTTGAATCGACATGAGTTGCCTTTTATTTTAACAAGTGGAATTATGGATTCTGATAAATGGACTGATGCAGGAAACATGCCTTTTTTCATAAAAAGTGATTTTGTTGGTGTAATTCCTAAAGGAACGCCTATTGCTCAAATCATTCCACTTAAACGAGATGACTGGGAAAGTGAATACATGATAGAAAATTCAACGCGTAATTCTCATCGAGTGGCTTTACGCGATAGTTTTTTTTATGGTTATTATCATCGTTTTATTCGAGTTAAAAAATCTTTCAAATGAAAACAGTTTATTGGTCGCCATTTTTTCCTATGGACGAATACCCATCAGTTCAATTGATGTATGAACAACCCGATCCTTTGCTTCAAGACCTTTTGCCACGTCGTAACAAAAATGCCAATGGTGATAATTGGTTTCAATGTCATGCTTTTCAAGCAACTATTCGAAACACGTTTATTTTAAGAAATCATTTTTCTGCAACTTTTGCTATTGACGATCAAATTGACATCATTCCAATAGACTTAAACGCCAAAAGAAACAGCAATTTTCTAGCAAGAAAACAACCATCAGTAATCAATGCTCAAACATTTGCAACTAGAGGTTTATGGCTCTTTTGGTCGGAAGAACCATTGATAATAACGACCACTCCTGCTCATTATCATAAACCCGTATTTGATGGTTACTACATAGGTGGGTCGTTTGACATTGGCAAATGGTTTAGACCAATAGAGGGGGCTATTCAATTAAATGAAGGCGTTAATACTGTTTCACTTAATCGCGGTGATCCACTTGCTTATGTCAAGTTCGAAACTAAGGAGCCAATAACTCTAAAACGTTTTTACATGACAAAAGAATTAGAAGAACTAAATTGGGGTTGTATAAATTACAAACGCTATGAACCTAAAAAATCATTGAATTTTCTTTATGACAAATTCACACAGCGCGGATTAGACAAAATTATTACTCGTGAAATAAAAAAGAATTTGGTGGGCTAATGGACATAACTTTCATTCTTGATAAATCTTTGCCGTTTAGTAATTTAATTCCTTTAGAGTTTTATCCTATACCAGCATCAAAAGAAATTCCAGAATGGTATAAAAAAATGTCGTCTAGTTTAGACATTTCAGATCCCAAAAGGGCGAATGAGACTTCAACCATGAAGCGGTGCATGCCTATTTTTGATGCAATTACTACGGGTTATTTGATCAAAACTTTTACAGACATAGTTATAGAAAAACAAGAAAACGGCAGTTACAAATGGTCATGGGCTTTGCCTATGAACGAAACGAGTTCTCCAATAGAAACTCATCCGGGTTTTCAAATGATGAACTATAAGGACATACCAAACATTTTAGGTTCAATGAAGTTTACAAATCCTTTTGGAATCATAACCCCTAAAGGTTACTCTTGTTTATTTATGAATCCCCCGCATAGACCCGACTGGGGTGGTTCAATTTTAGAAGGAATTGTTGATACTGATTACTACCATTCTCCTGTTAATTTTCCATTTTTCTATAATTTAGAAAAAGGTGTTGTGCCTGCTGGAACACCAATTGCTCTTGTTTTGCCATTTAAGAGAGAATCATGGAAAATGAGAATAGGTAGCGATAAAGATTTCAATAAATTGATGAATAGCAGAGGAACTGTTAGAAGTGTTTTTATTCAAGGCTATAAAAATTTTCTAAGGCAGAAAAAAGAATTCAAATGAATAATGATCCGTTAATTGTTTATTGGTCATCGACTTTAAGTTTAGTGGAAGTTTATCGATCATTGCATAAACAAAAATCCAAAACACGTATTCAACCCGTAAATTTGCTTCAATGCCCAGCATTTCAAAACGGCATGGATAATTTGTTCATGTTAACTCTAACAAAAGATGAAAGTTATGAGTGGAATGTTGAGTGGGATTTAACTAAAGGTTTGAACAAAACTTTGGACATCCCGCGAACTCGTTATCAACATTTCGAAAATTCAGACTATTTTAATTTGCCCTACGCATTGAATTTATTTTGTGAAGAATCTTTACAAATGCAAGCAACCGCTCCATGGTTTCATAAGTCAACTTTTCAAGAAAAAGGCACTACAGTCGGGGGCATTTATGACATTGGAAAATGGTATCGCCCAATCATTATGGATGTTTGCGTATGGGGCAATAGCGGAAAGATTGATTTTAAGGCAAATGAGCCTCTTTATTACATAAAATTTTTGACAGATAGACCTGTCAAAATGGTGCGGTATAACAATACCCCCGAACTTGAACTTTTTGCTACGACCTTAATCAATGACCCTAATCGATCAATTGGCAAGCGGTTTGGAACATTGGAAAAACGCTATGAAATTTTTGCGCAATCGCCCATAAGGCAAGCGATAATTGAAGAAATCAAAGCCAACCTAGTGTCTGAGGACATCGCCAGCCCTAGCGTGTAGTATTGAGGCATGACCTTTACCTATGTGAGCCCACTTACCGCCGATCGCGATAAAGTGCGCTTCCTTATTCAAGACACAGACTCAACCGCACCTCACATGACCGATGAGGAAATTCAATGGTTGATCGCAGAATGGGCAGATGTTTATGACGCTGCGGCTAATGCGGCTGACATCCTTGCTGGTTCATACGCTCACAAGGCTGATTATGTAAAGCGTGTTGGTGATTTACACCTTCAAGAAACTTATTCAAAGCAATCAGAACGTTTCCAAGCACTTGCTACGACTTTGCGCACGAATCGAATGAGGCGTTATGTTCCGAAATGGGTTGCAAATAGCGCGGCACTTCAATCAACTAACGAACGCAATGTAGACACTTATCACACAGATGCGTTTGTTGGTCAGATGGATAATCCACGCGGAACGGGTGCTGGAAGTCTAAACGGGAGTAACTAATGTCGCAGACATGGAAAGGTCCTGTTGGCATGGAAACTGCCTTTTTAGAAATGATGCCCGACACAGTCACATTCAACGGATCAACCGCTATGGACAAATACGGCAAAAAAACATTTGGCGGTTCAACAATCACGGCAAGATGCCGCATTATGAACGACACAGTATTGATCAAAGATCAAAATGGCCAAGACATTGTTAGTGAAGGACACATTATCCTTTATGGCGATTATTCAAGTTTGACTCTTACGCATAAAGTGACTTTGCCTAATTCAATCAGTCCAGTTATTATCAAAATCGATAACAAAAGCGATACAGGTGGGGCGCACCATACAGTTGTTTATTTTGGAAAATAAATGGAAGTTAGAATTGTTTTTCCCAATGCCTCATTGATCGCAAAAGAAATTGCTGTTGCAGGTCGAGCGGGTGCAAGAGCCGCCGCCGAAGCATTACGTCACGAAGGACAAGAAGTCCTTGCTCAATCACTTGATGAAGTGCCAGTTGATACAGGCGCACTCAAAGCATCAGGTCGTTTGCTTCCTCAAAGCGGTGGCGTTATTCAATCGGGTAACACAATGGAAGTTCAAGTTGCCTTTGGTTCAACAGCCGCCGACTATGCCGTTTATGTTCACGAAAACCTTGAAGCCAATCACCCTCACGGCAAAGCAAAATACGTTGAAGGTCCTATGCTTAGGCAGGTTGTTGGGATTTCTCAGCGCATAGCAGATAAAGTAAGGGCTACTCAGAAAGGCATCATAAAATGATTCTAGAGGCGATAGGCGACTTTTTAGTAACAAATGGATCAGGAACACTAGGCACTAACCTTTTCCTCTCCAAAATGCCAGCAACGCCCGATTACTGCATTGCCGTTTATGAGTATGAAGGCATGGCTCCCATTGAAAGCATGGGGTCTACGGCTTATGACATCGACAAGCCAAGAATTCAAATCATTGTTCGTGGTGCGCGTGATGATTACCCAACAGCAAGAAATGGATTGAAAACAATTCGTGACGCAGTTGCGGGCATCTCGAACACTACGATTTCTGGTACGAAGGTATTGCGTGTCATGTCGATCGGTAGTATTCTTCCGTTAGGGTTGGACGATAAAGAACGACCTCGATTAGCCGCGAACTTTCAGGTATTTGTGGAGAGATAGTGACTGATCAAGCGCCGATCAAAGATGCTTACGGACGGGGGGCTGATCGTGACGAAACGCCTAAGTGCTGGCGCTGTGGACGAATCCTTGCGGAATACCTTACAGTCCCGTATAGCCTCAAATGTTCAAGATGCAAAGCAGTCAACCAACACCTTTAGCCTAAAGGCGGGGTTGGAAAATCTTTTAGATAACCCAAATGTTTTCGATCCAACAGAATGTTTTGTTGGTCAAATAATCTCGCATCTAAGTCTTGATGAAGCGCAATTGTTGAAAACCGCGCTCGCTGATAAACGAATCCGTCACGTCGATCTTGTTCGATTATGTGAAGCAGAAGGTTACAAAATGAGTGAAGCAACAATGCGCCGACATCGAGCGCGTGGTTGTAGGTGCGATCAATGAGTTTTGCTGATCGTGTAAATCGATTAGTTGAAGATACAGAGGAAGAAGCACTCAAACCGCCCACGCGTGAAAAACAAGCCCAATGGCGCGAAGGTGTTGAATGGAATGGCACAGAAGGCTTTATCACAACAGGAGTATTAGAAGGCGAACTAAGCCCTAGTTGGGATGGTGTATTACGCATCTGGGGTCTTGATCCCGAGCAATTTATGGTTGTTGAACCAGTTTTATTCAACGTATGGGGCGATCCATTAGGCACAGTTCAACGTCAATGGAAAGGCAAAGTTGTTCGCAAACAAGCGCAAGATGATTTTTATGATCTTGACGTGTTGAAAGAGGAAATCAAAAAACACAAACCTAAGAAAGTTTTGCCCCTTATGGGCGAAGGTGTTTTCAACGTTGTTCTTGCAGATTGGCAATTGGGTAAGCCCGAAGGCGGCGGTAGTAAAGCAACTGCGCAACGTGTTTTAGATTCGATCGATGCTGTTCTTGGTCGCGTTGAAGAATTGAAAAGACTCAAACGACCATTAGGAACACTTCAAATTATTTGGACAGGCGATAGCGTTGAAGGGTGCATCGGTCACTATGAGATGCAGACATTTGGTACAGACCTTGATCGGCGAGCGCAAGTCAACGCAGTTCGAACATTATTGCTACAAGCAATCAAAACATGGTCGCCTTACTTTGAGAAAGTGCGTATAGTTGCAGTTGGGGGAAATCATGGCGAGAATCGATCAGCAAAAGGAAAAGCCTATACTACCCTTGCGGACAATGATGATCTTGCAGTTATTGACCAAGTCAGAGATGTCCTTGAGTTCAACCCCGAAACCTATGGTCATGTTCAAACGATTATTGCGCCTGATCATCTTACAGTTACGATCGAAACGGCGGGGTGGATTTTAGGTTTGACTCATGGTCATACAGCGCGTGAAACAGGATCGGCTGAGGCAAAGATAAAGTCATGGCTATCTCGAATGGCACTTGGTCGTCAACCTATTGGCGAGTGTGACATTTTAGTGACAGGTCACTATCACCATTTACGTCAAGCGGATTGGGGTTCAGTTCAATGGCTACAAGCACCAGCACTAGATGGGGGATCGGAATGGTTCAGATTGATCAGGGGAGAACAGAGCGCGGCGGGAGTTCTGACGTTCGCGACATACCCCGAAGCGAAAGTGAAGGATCTGCAAGTCCTATGATGACTCCGCAAGACATTGCCGACTATGCGGTTTCATTAGTGAGTGGTGATCGTCAAAATGATTACGGACACCCAATCGATGACTTTACACGCGCTGGAAAAATTTGGGAAGCAATCTTAGGATTTCCAGTATCGGCAGAACAAGTTGCTTTGTGCATGGTAGGCGTAAAAATTGCTCGCGAAGTCAACAGACAAAAAATTGATAACACGATCGATGGCATCGGTTACTTCCTAACGCTAAGTATGGTGCAACAAGAACGCGCCGAGCGGGAAAAACGATCAACCGAATGATAGTCTTGACCCTGAAAGTGTCCTCAGAGACCTCAGCCGATACCGAGTCCTAGTGACCCTTGCGGTACTGAGGTCTTTTATGCCCTAAGGAGGCTGAAATGGCTCAGTATCGTGTATTGGCTGGAATTGATTACCCGCCGAACAAACGCGCAGAAATTGGCGAGATCGTGACCGATCTTCCCGGAAGCGCGATCAAAAGTCTTTTAGAAATTGGCGCAATTGAATCACTCGATGGCAAAAAAGCAGAGCCAGTAATTGAAGCAACCCCTGCGCCTGTTGAGGAAACACCTGCCCCAGTTGTAGAAGAAACAACAACAACAGAAGAAGCGGGTGAATAATGCCAACATTTCGTCACGGCAAAAATACCGTTGTTGCGATCAATGGATTCGACGCAACAACATTTTTCAATGATGCAACATCAACACGTATGATCGACACAGCAGAAACAACAGCATTTGGTTCAACTGCAAAGACCTACATTGCCTCTTTGCGCGATGGCACACTAAGCCTCAAAGGAATGTATGACGGCTCAACAGGTGCAGTCGATGAAGTATTCGCTGGCATTGCTGGTTCAACAACCGACGCAGTAGTTACAGTCGGTCTTGAAGGATCAACAGTTGGAACAGCATGTCACATGGTCGGTGCGATCGAAACAAATTATGAAGTTTCAGCAGTCGTAAGCGATCTCGTCAAGATTTCCGCCGATTTCCAAGGAGACGGCGGCTTAGATAGTGGAAAGATTTTACAATCTGGAACTATCTCAACAGCAACGACAACTCTCGGAACAGCAGTCGACAACACAACATCTTCCGCTAATGGTGGTGTTGGACATGTTCATGCAACCGCGAATACTCGTTCAGGCACAACACAGTTAAAAATCCAGCATTCAACAGACAACTCAACATGGGTTGATCTTGTTACTTTTACTGGAATTGCAACAACCATAACAAGCGGAGAACGCATTGTTTTGGCGTCAGGCACAACCGTGAATCGTTATGTTCGTTCGAACATTACGACAAGCGGAACAGGAAGTATAACTACTAGCATCGCGTTTGCGCGGAGGTAAAATAAATGCCAACATTTCGTCATGGTAAAAATGCAACATTCAAGATCGGATCTTCGGGAACTCCAGGAACAGTAGTAGACATTTCCGCTGGTCTGACAGATGTTACATTTCCACGTTCTATCGAAACTGCTGAAACAACAGCGTTCGGGTCAACAGCAAAATCTTATGTAGTCGGGCTACAGGATGCAACTATCAGCATCTCAGGCACATTCGACTCAACATTTGATGCACAACTAGCAGGACTTGCTGGTGTGGATACTGTTTCATTCGAATACTCACCAGCAGGAACTACAACTGGATACATCAAGTATTCAGGCACTTGTGTAATGACATCTTATGAGGTTTCATCTACAGTTGGTGACGTAGTAAAAGCAAAAGCAGATTTCCAAGTAACTGGCGCGATCACTCGCGGCACTAACTAATCTGATCACAACTAAATAAAATCAAACTTCGAGTCCTCGAGACCCAACTAAGGAGAGCAACGTGTCCCTAAGAGACCAAATTCTAAACAAGCAAGACATTCCATCAGAGATCGTAAAGATCAAAGAGTGGGATACAGAAGTCAAAGTTCAAGGTATGACTGGCGCAGAGCGCACAAGAATTCTTGATCTTGCCATGCAAGAAGGCGATGGAGTAATGAACCTGCAAATGGTTTATCCAGAAATCGTCATTAGCACAGCGTTTGATCCTGAAACAGGAGAACAGATTTTTACTCCTACCGATCGAGCCGCGTTGCTCTCCAAATCAGCAGTAGCACTAGACCGACTTGCAACAGTTGGTATGCGTCTATCAGGTTTTACACAAGACACCGCAGACGCATTGGGAAAAGACTCGTCCGAAACGGTTATCGAAGATTCGTCTTTGAACTAGCGGAAAGATTGGGAAGGACTGTTGATGAATTACTCAACGGCAGTCCTTCCCATAACCCAATTTCGGCAGTAGAACTTTCCGAATGGGAAGCGTTAGAAAAACTCCGCGTCTGGGAACAGGAACAGGCAAATAAACGATAGGCGGTGAACGATGGCAGACTATGAAGTAAAAGGCAGGATGACGTTAGACTCAACGTCATTTGTTGCGTCTGCTGATCGTGCTTCCGCAGCACTCAATAATGTAAATAATTACAGTCTCACAAGCGCGATTCGTTTTTCACTCTTGCGTCGTGCCGCATTAGGCGCAGCATTAGCAGTTGGTGGCATTGGTGCGGCAGGTATCAAAGCCGCATCTGACTATCAGCAAGCGGACATTGCATTTACAACAATGCTTGGTTCAGCAGAAAAATCAACAGCGTTCCTCAAAGACATGCGCGACTTTGCCGCCGCAACACCATTTGAATTACCACAACTCTTACAAGGCGCTCGCCGCTTGATGGCTATGGGATTTGCCGCAGAAGAAGTAAAGCCGATGTTGACAGCCGTTGGCGATGCCGCATCAGGTTTAGGCGTTGGCGCAGAAGGCATTGATCGAATTACTCTTGCTCTTGGTCAAATGAAAGCAAAAGGCAAAGTATCAGGCGAAGAAATGCGTCAGTTGGCTGAGGCGGGTGTGCCAGCATGGCAATACCTTGCACAAGCAACAGGCAAAACAACAGCCGAAATGATGGCATTGGGTCAAAAAGGTGCAATTCCAGCAGAACAAGCAATTGCTGTTTTGACATACGGCATGGAAAACGGCATTGGAACAGCGCGTGGTTTTGCTGGCATGATGGATAAACAGTCACACACTATGGCGGGTCTTGCATCTACGATCAAAGACAATTTGCGTAACGCCTTCGTTGACTTCTTCAATGCTAATTTTGAAAAACAATTCACAGGAATGTTGGAAAAATTTGCGCCAGTCGCAGGAACAATGCTTCAAAATGTTCTCAAAGTTGTAACAACATTCATTCTAAAATTTGGTCAAATACTTGGCGGGATCATGACGATCATCAAACCGCTATTTCAAGATTTCCTAATCCCTGCGTTCAAAATTGCAGGTGGGGCGATTTACATTGTAGTTTCGGCGTTTGCGGCTCTTGGTTCAATGATGATGAAGCATCAAGGAGTAATCAAAGCAATTGTTGACGTAGTCGGTTTGCTTGCCGTTGCATACGGCGCACTCTACGTCGGTGCAAAACTTCAACTTGGTCTACAAGCATTGCAAGTTGCGTGGGGCAAACTCGTTGTCATGTGGCAAAACAGACAAACGATCGCAACTACAACATTGACAGCGGCTCAACGCTTACTCAATTTGACAATGGCTTTCAACCCTATTGGTTTAGTTATTGCCGCAATTGCATTGCTTGTTGGTGGATTTATGCTCTTATGGAAACATTCCGAAGGCTTCCGCAAAATTATGATTTCTATTGGCAAAGTAGGCATTGATGTATTTGCCTTCATACTAAGAGCGGCTGGCGTTTATGCCGAAGGTCTTGTGAACATAATTACAGGTCCACTCAAGTTATTCCTAAAATTGCTTTCATTTATTAGCCCTGACGCAAAGAAAGCCTACGACGGACTTTCAGTTATGACAAAGGGCGTAGGTAAGTTTTTTGATGATGCCGCAACAAAGGTTGAAGGATTCAAGGGCAAACTTGATTCAATGGGTAAGACAGCGGTTCAAGTAAAAGACAAAGTAGCGACTAAAAAAACAACACCAAAGGGCAAAGTTCCTACGATCGATTTTGGTGCAGGTAATTCAGCCGCCGCACAAAATAAAGCCGATACCCTTGCTGGTCAAGTTCAAGACCTCAAAGATGGTTTGAAGGCATACAACGACTTTATCAAAAATGACTTCATAACTGGATTCTTGCAAGATTCAACAAGTGCGCGAGATGCTGTTATGAAAGGTCTTGACGAAGTAAAGAAAGTATTTGATCTCAAAGCAAAGATGCTTTCAGGTAAAGCCCTTACTGACTTGAATAACGCATGGAACAAACTTGATGAAACAGTACGCGCATTTATTCCACAAGCAATGGCAACTGCCGCGGCACTCGAACAAGTCAACAAAGATTTAGATGCGGCAAATAAAGCATTAGAAAAAGCAATTCAAGATCGAACAGAAGCAGTTGCTAAATTTACAGCGATGCTTCGCAATCCATTTGGTGAGCCTAGCGAAATTCAAAAGGCATTAGGTTCGGCATCATCAACTGTTGACTCGATCATTAGCATGTATGACAGTTTGGTTGAAACAATCAATCAGCGTTACTCAGGTCTTGATCAATCAGGTAAGAACGCGCTTATTTCAGCACTTACTGATCAAACAGCAAGCCTTGTCAAACTTTCAAAAGAACGTGACAACCTTATTCAAACACTTGATGATCAAAAGAAAAAACTTGAAGACATTTTGAACGCACAAGCGTCTTTCAAGACAAGCGTGACTGGTTCATTGCGTGACTTCGTAACCGCGCTCGCCGATCTTTCAAAGGGTGATTCGTCAACAACGATCAAGGTGATCAAGACAGCATCAGGGCTTGTAGTCACTCAAATGCAACAGGCAACAAGCGGTGTTGACACGATCACAACCCAACTCAAAGATCGACTTTCACAAGTCACAGCATTCGCTAACAACATCAATTCTTTGCTCACACGCGGTCTAAGCAAGGAATACATTGCACAACTTCTTGCCGCAGGACCCGAAGCCGCCGCATCAACCGCCGCACTTCTCGCGTCTGCTGGCGATGATCAGATTGCTCAAATCAATTCGCTTTACACCCAAGTTGATGCACTTACATCAACATTCGGTGATCAAATGGCAACCAGTTACTACGATCAAGCGGTCAAAGCACAAGAGGCATTGATTAAGGGAACACAAGATAAATTAGATGCGGTCAAAGCACAAATGGATTCGATCACAGCATCGGTTACAGCATCACTTCAACCTCTTGCGAGCCTTGGCACAAATCTAGGAAACGATCTTGCACAAGGATTAGTTGATTCATTGACTAAGCGTAAGGCTGAATTGATCGCATTGGCAGAATCAATTGCGGCGGCTATTAGTGCGGCAATGGCGGCGGCACTTTCATCTATTGGTGTTTCAGGCGCATCAACATACGTTCCATCAGGCGGCGGTAGCAATGTTGTTCCTTTGCCTGATGTAATCCCTAATCCCGATGTAGTTCCAACTCCTGATACAGGCGCAAAAACACAAACAGTTCCACTTGTGGAACAACAGAAAGCCGCTTCATCTGCGCTAACTAAATACACTATCAAGGCTGGCGATACTTTATCTGCTATTGCTAAGGCTAATGGCGAGTCACTTACACAACTTCTAAAAGACAACCCAGTATTTACATCTAATCCTAAGTATCAAAATGGAAACATGATCTGGGCTGGTGGCACAGTAAAAATTGCAAGTCCTGCCGCCGCAGCCGCTCCAACACCATCTTCTATTTTCTCTCAAAGTGCTAAACTAAATGAAGGTCCATCTTCATCTTCCACCAACAATAATGTGAATGTTACGATTAACACGACTCAACCAGTTGATTCAGCAACAGTCGAGGCTTCAATGGCTAGAATCCTACGCAATACAGGAAGTGCGAGGTTTGCTGAATAATGGCAGTCACAACAATTGTTCCAGACGCAACAGTTTCGGGCGCATCGCTCTTTCAGTTAGTCGGCGGCGCGGCAACAGTTCACGCATCGATCAATGATGGTTCAGATGCTACATACATTCAGAAACAAGCGGCGGTTGTAGGACAAGCAGACGCAATCGTTGATTTTGGAACTTTTACTCTTACATCAAGTCAAATTATCAAACAAGTTCGTCTACGCGCTCGCGTTTCAACACCAACAACTGCTGGCAAGATCAACGTCTATTTAGGCGCACGTCTTAGCAATCAAAACTATTTCTTCTCGGGTCTTGCAATAAGTGGTCAGTTTACGTCAGCAACGACTTTTACAGGACCTTATTACAACTCCGCACCTGATGGATCGGCTTGGACACAAACTGCCCTCAATAACCTTCGTGCCAAGATTTCTGAGTATCGCGACACAGGAGTTCTAGGCAAAATTTATGAACTCTACATCGATGTTGATGTTGCAACTAAACCAACAGTCACAGTCACTTTGCCAACAGGATCAGTCGGTTCAACAACCACACCTGACGTTTCTTGGACATACGCTGACTCAGTAGATAACACAACTCAAAATTACTACCAAATCAAAGTATTTACTGCCGCTCAATACGGCGCGGCAGGATTTAGCCCAACAACTTCAACTGCTGTTTATGATTCAGGGCAAATTGCATCATCTGACTCAAACGCAGTTGTTGGTTCATTACTCGTAACAGGTGCTTATCGTTGCTATGTTCGTGGCGCAAAAGACATCAATGGTTCGCCGTTTTGGTCAGATTGGGCGTTTCAGTCATTCAGCGAAAGTTATTCAGCACCATCAGCACCAACAATGGCAGTTGCATGGACAGCAACTTTTGGTTACGCAACATTCACTCTTACAGGAGTTGCCGCAGGGTATTCAAGTTTATTTTATCAAGTAGAACGATCAGATGATTTAGGCGTTACTTATTCAACGATCGATCTTGGAACAGCAGTTACATCAACCGCTGGGACTGGCATAACTTACGATTATGAAGCCCCTCGTGGAATCACAGCGTATTACCGCGCTCGAACAGTAGGCGTTGATGCAAACGGCAACCAGTTCCCATCGGCTTATTCAACAATTCAGCAAGTATTGATTACAAACGATTCAACTTGGTGGTTCAAAGTGCCTGACAAGCCTTCATTGAATACAGGGTCAATTCGAGTATTGCAACAAATTGATACTACGATCGAAGAACCAACAACAACCTTTAGACCCCTTGGCTCTTATTACCCTGTTGTTGTTGCTGGTCCAATTCAAGGCGAAGACGGCACATACGAAATCATGACAATTACAGAAGCCGAATGGACAGCACTCAAAGCGATCATGAAATTTCAAGGCACTTTGCTTGTTCAAGACCCATTTGGTAATCAAAAATACATTCGAGTCATTGACCGCACATGGCAAGCAAGCACAGTCAATGGAATTATTCATCGTGACATCAAATTGAAGTATGTTGAAGTGAATGGACACCCTGACTAATGTATGCCGCAAGCGCGGCGTTCAAAGCCGAAGTTAGAAAAAGTCATACCTCTGTTGCTATTGCCGAAGTATGGAACGCAGATCGTAAATTAGCGACCCTTGCTATTGATAAAGGTCGTGTAGCAGTAAGCACAAGCAACACAATTCGACGCACTTGCGAAATTCATTTGACCACTGATCGCACAATAGCAAACCTTGTTCCCACAACAGGTTTTGACAACATCACTCCTTTTGGCAATGAGTTGAAACTCTTTCGGGGTATCAAATACCTTGACGGCACTACTGAATACATACCACTAGGCGTATTTGCTATTACAGATGTAATGATCAAAGATACTAACAATGGTGTTGAAATGAGTATTCAAGGTCAAGATCGATCACTTTACATTCAACGCGCTCGCTGGTCACAGCCTTACCAAATGCTTTCAACAACTCTTGAAGCATCAATTACTGCAATGCTTCAATACGTCTACCCAAATACCACAACAAACTTTCCAACTACAAACGTTACGGTTCAGCAAATTGTTTTTGGGGCAGATAACTCAAATGACCCTTGGTCTGACGCAGTAAGCCTTGCCGCTTTAGTTGGTTATGATCTTTTCTTTGACGTTACAGGCGTTGCCGTATTGAAGAAGTTTCCTGACACATCAACCGCGTCAGTCGCCGCGACCTATGTTGAAGGCAAAAATACTTTGATCACAGCAATTGATCGCACGATCAGTTCTAAAGATACATTCAATGGAGTTATCTACACAGTATCAGGATCAAAGATAACTACTCCAATTCGTGTTGAAGTATGGGATGAAGATACAACTTCCCCAACTTATCGCTATGGCGTATTTGGTCAAGCCCCAACATTTATCAATTCAAGTGTTTTACAGACTACGGCTGAGGCAACCGCCGCCGCTACGGCACTCCTTTATACATACATAGGCGCACAGGAACAGATCAACTGGATTTCGCTTGTCGACCCTTGCCTTGATGCAAACGATGTTGTTTATGTTGCAACAAATGGGTCTAAAGTCAGCCGCCTATTGATCATTGATGCAATTGACATTCCATTAGAATCATCAGGGACAATGAACGCAACTGCTCGCACAGTTCGCTATTTGAACGCCTCAGACACAGTAACGGTAGGTACTTCATAATGAGCATTGAAAACTCTTTCAAAACGATCGTTGCTCGAAATACCCCTTTTGCTATTCAGCATGCCGTAGTGACAGCAAACTCTTTTTCGCCTAACGTTGTCAGTATTCGGTTGATGGGCGCGACAAACGTTCTCACAGGCATTAGGTATTTGAGTTCGTATAGCCCAACAGTTGGTGACGTTGTGCTTTGCATGATCAACCGAAACGACATCTTTGTTTTGGGCAAGTTCGCCTAATTATTGCCTAACAGGAAGTTATACTAAATCCCATGACCCTGCCTCAAATCATTGCGACAGTCAGCGCAACGTTGGCAGGTCTAGTATCGTTTCATTTCCTCTTTACTAGAATGGTTTGGAATCCCGTGAAAAAATCCCTTATAGAAGAAATGAAAGCCGAGTTAGATTGCCGCCTAAACCCAATACTCAGATTAGTGTCGCAATTGGAAACCAACGGGGGATCGCACCTTGCTGATAGACTCATCAGGGTGGAAGAACGTCAGGCTGGGGTAATGACTCGCCTAGATGATCTATTCGACCTCGTAAAGTCACAGAAGGAGTAAAAATGAGTTTATCAATGAAGGCAATGATCGATTCTTATGTTCGCAACTTGATCGGCGCTGCTGTTTCAGCAATTGCGATCGTTGGACATGGCGCAAGCCCACTTACTTTCACAGCCTCACAATGGGCTGACGTTTCAAACGCACTTTGGGCATCTTTGATCCCCGTCGTCTTGCGCTACATCAATAAGAAAGACCCTGCATTTGGCAAGGTCGCCGCCCCACTTCTTGAAGAAGCAAAAAAGACAACTGCTAAGGCGATCAAAAAGACAACCAAGAAAGCACCAGCAAAGAAAACCAAGTAACTTTTAGCAAAGGGCGTTTACTATGAGCATTACAAGTTCCTCAACTGGTGTCAATCAAACATTCGTACCAGTCGAGCCTCTCTACGACCCTGTAAATAAATTCCGCACATCTCAACCACAAGCGTTGATCGATACTGACTTTGAATACGGCACACAAGTTTCAAAGTGGGAAAATCTAGGACACGTCAATAATCGTCCATTTACTTATGCGTCAACACAACAAATCCCTAACGTAACCGCTATGGTATGGAATGCTGGTTCACGTCTTGTTACTGTAACTCTTGGCACAGGTATAGCACCTGCAAATGGAACTCCTATTTTTGTTCAAGACGCGCTCGCTTCCCCTGTCAATGGTAACTTCATCATCGAACAAGGTGGCGGAACGGGTGTTTTTTATTTCTCAGCACGATCAACAAACTCAACATCATTCACTAGCGTCTTTGATCCATACAAAACCGCGCTCTATACAGGAACTCCTTACTCAGGTTCAGCATTGCCAACTGGTTACTACGTTACTTTAGGCATAACAAATCCAAAAGCGGTAACTGTTCAATGCACTACACCTCATGGTTTGGCAATTGGTAATGAACTTGTTGTAACTGGAATTACTGGTTCAAACCCGCCTAACGGTGCATTTGAAGTAGCATCTGTTCTCAATCCTTTGACTTTTACTTATTATGTGAGCACAACGCCATCCTCTTTGAATACAACGTCAATGAACGTTTATGTTCGCGGGCAAGCCCAGTTTTTACATCGACCATTTGACGGCGGCGTAATTTTTTCCGCTAATGGCAACTCAAATTATGAAACTGCTATTCGTCAAACTCGACGTTATTTCCGCTATCAATCAGGTAAAGGTATTCAAATGTCTTCGGGAACAATTTTGAAGCCTAATCTTCAAATTGATTCAATGACTACAAATGCGCTCACTGCAAATAACACAGTTACAGTTACAACTAAAGAACGTCATAATTTGCAAACGGGAACAACAATAAAAATTGAAGGCGTGACAAACGATACAGGTTTCAATGGAACATGGACAGTTTCAGCAATTACAGGTTACAACACATTTCAATTTATCAATTCAAATGCAATGACCGCGCTTACCGCAACAGGAGTGTTTTATGTTCTTGTTGTAGGGTGGTATGGCGCAAGTTCACGCTTAGGTTTGTTTGATGATCAAAACGGTGTTTTCTTTGAATTTGACGGTCAAACTATGTATGTTGTCCGACGTAACTCAACATTCCAATTGCCAGGACGATACTCAGTTTCTAATGGCTCAAATACTGTTTCACGCACAACCGCGTCTTTTCCAACTTACAATCTTGCTGAACTAAACATTGGTGATTCAGTTGTTATTCGTGGTCAAAGTTATCGAGTTCACGACATTGCCGACAATGAAAATTTTACGATCACACCAGCCTATCGCGGCACAAACGCATCTCACGTTCAAATTTCATTGACTCGCGATTTACGAATTCCACAATCACAATGGAACTTAGATAAGTTAGATGGAACTGGACCATCAGGTTACAACCTTGATCTTTCAAAGATGCAAATGTTTTACATTGATTATTCTTGGTATGGCGCTGGTTTTATTCGTTGGGGTTTTCGAACAACGGGTGGAAATTTAACGTATTGCCACAAACTTGCAAATAACAACGTCAACACAGAAGCCTACATGCGCTCAGGTAACTTACCTGCGCGTTATGAAACTCGTCAAAATCCACCCATTACAGCACTTCGCAATGCAATCGCTTCGGGCGATGGCGTTGTGAACGTAGCAGATACGTCATCATTCCCAAATTCGGGAACAATTGTTGTCCGCAATGGAACAATTTATGAGTTTATGAATTACGCAGGAAAAACTTCTACACAATTTACTGGCGTTACTCGAGAAAAAGCAGGAAACGTTGCGGGCGTCACTCTAACAATTGGTTCAGGATCAAATGTTGGAACAGTTGCAAGTGCGACAGGACTTCAAATCGGTCAACGAGTTTATGATTTAGCAACTGGCTACATCCCAGAAGGTGCATGGATTCAAAACATTGTAGGAACAACGATCACTTTGAACGTTGCCGCAACAGGATCAAACCCAACAGTTGTGTTTGCACCTATGGGCAATGGATACGCGTCTAACTTTGCATACACCGCGGGTGGAACACCGACATCAGTAGAACTTGCATGGCCGACTTTTGCCCCATCATTGTCTCACTGGGGAACATCGGTGATCATGGATGGACGCTTTGATGATGATAAGTCGCTTCTCTTTACTTATGGTCAGACAGCGTTCACAACACTAGGACCATCAGGTGGTGTGACAGCAACCGCAACAATGAACGCCACAAACACTATTACTGTTACCAACCCGTTGATCGTTGCAGGTCAATCCGTTGTAGGAACTTACATCAATTCAGGAACAGTCGTTGTTTCAAACAACGGAACAACTGTCACTTTGAACCAAGCCGCATCAGGTTCGGGTTCTGCATCACTTACATTCTCAGGCGTGACAACAAAGGCACTTATGTCGATTCGCGTTGCGCCGTCAGTTGATAATGGTCAAATAGGACCATTTGGTTCTCGTGAATTGATCAACCGCATGCAATTAGTTCTTCGTGCGCTTGACGTGACAACTCGTACCGCATCATCTAACTTACTTGTAACAGCCGTTCTAAACGGTGTTCCAACAGGTTCAACATCATGGACAAACATTGTAAAAGGCGACACAACAGTTGCTAACTCATCACTTGCACAAATCGCTGACTATGGTGGTGGTTCAACCATCGTAACTGGCGGTGAAGTAACTGGTGGATTCTTCCTCAATCAAACATCCTCAATTGACCTTGCTCTCGTTCGAGATCTTGGTAACGCAATTTTGGGCGGTGGAATTTCAACAACATCAAACGCTGGCATCTATCCCGATGGACCCGACGTATTGACAATTCTCGTAACTAATCTAGCAGGTGGCGCAACAGCAGACGTTGTATCGCGCCTCTCTTGGACAGAAGCACAGGCATAAAAAATGAAGCGTTCTTCCCCCAAAGAGCGCAAAAAGATAGCCGCAGAGGTTATGCGATTATCTCCTTTGTTGCTCATTTTAGGTTCGTTGTTTGCCCCAGCACAAGACGCTAATGCGTCATGCGTAACAACAGCCCAAACTGTTGCGACCGCATCAACTGCGGCGAATGTATTGAATACACAAGTGCCTATAACAGGGTCAGAAACCGCAACAGCAACGCCCGTAATCGTTCAAGACACCTGCGGTGGTGACGATGTTTCATACCAAGTCGCACTACCAACAGCAATCAATTTTCAAGGAACTGAATACAACGCTGTCTATGCAACAACTAACTCTACAATCGTCTTTGGTCGTCAAGATAATGACTTTGCAAACTTTCCGCGCACACCATCAATTTCAGTCAATGCCTACGACTGGGTAGTTCTTGATCCCGCAAACCCTAATCCTTCAAATGCTTATCCTGCGGGTTGGCGAGCGCCTGATGAACATTTGATCATCAGTTCAAGTCAAGCAGGGTTTCAAGTTGATTTAGCAGTTCGACCTTATGGCGTAAATGCCGCAGGTGTGCCTCTTTCAACAATTGTGGTAACTGCCGCGATCAATACAGACAATACTTTGACGATCACTTACTTATCTGATGTTCAACAAGGCTTGAATACTCGAACAGGCGTTCGCTTGCCTGATGGTCGAGTTGTGACTTTAGCAGAGGCAGGAATGACAAGAGTTTATGTTGCGCCTGTTGTGACAGCAGAGGCAGTTCAACCTGCCCCTATTCCTTCTCCCACTCCGACAGAATCCGCTCCAACTCCAAGTCAATCGCCGAGTCCAAATCCGACCCCAACTGCATCCCCCGCGCCGTCACCCTCATCGACTCCTGCGCCTTCTCCAAGTCCGACGCCATCTTCCACACAGTCGCCAGTTGTAGAACCTTCACCAACCCCCACACCAACATCGTTGCCAACAACAACGCCGACACCCATACCATCTCCATTGCCTACCCCTTCCCCATCGCCTTCGAGCGTTCCTGATCCAACGCCATCTCCAAGTCAGACTCCCGTAGTCGAGCCTTCGCCAACGCCGACTCCGCAACCATTACCCTCGACCGCTCCAACATCAACGCCGACTCCTGCGCCCGTTCCCGATCCCGCACCTGTTCCAAATCAACCTTCAAGTCCACAACCGCCAGTTGTAAGACCCGAACCGACTCCGCAACCCGTTCCAGCCGAGCCATCGGTGACTCCCGATCCGATTCCCGTACCACAGCCCGAACCTGCCCCTGTTCCACAGCCTGAGCCTGTTCCTGCGCCCGAACCCGCACCCGTCGACGCAACACCTATACCAACCCCTGAAACAGCCCCAGAACCAGCACCAGAACCCCCAGCAGAGCCAATGCCAGCCCCAGCCGACCCAATGCCCGTCGACCCCGCGCCGTTGCCTCAGCCTGAACCGCAAGACCCAGCACCAGCAGAAGAACCACCTGCAATACCACAAGAACCTTTGCCAATAGACCCACCTCCTGCCCAAAATGATAATCCACCAGCACCAGTTCCACAAGACCCGCCACCAGCACCGAACGACACTCCACCGCCAGTTGAGTTGATCGAAAATCTAAGTGCTAATCAGTTCCATGAGGAACTAGCGGCTGACAATGTTTCAATCGAACAATACAAAGCGATCGGACTTGCACCTAACAGTCCTGATCAGTTGCCTGAATTTACGCCAAAAGAAGCACCAGCAGAAAAACTTGTTGCACACATTCAAGAAGACAAAGCGGGTGTTGAAAATGGTGGTATTGAATTCTTTGGAACAAAATCGCAACCGCAAGTGATCGGTGAAGATGGTCAATTGACTCCACCACCACCAGCACCAGGTTCAGGCGATCCAATCCCACCTGATGCGATCACTCTTGCCGAAACATTTATTGGTCAAGTTGGTGGCGTTACATTCAACGCACCCGACGTAGCCGTTCCAGTATTACCGATCGAAGTAAACATTGACATTCCGGGTGTTGGTCAAGCCGCACAAGCGGTTGCTGATGCCTATGTTGCGCTCGCAAACATCGGAAACGACATGTCGCCTGTTACGAGAAAGAAGGCGAAGAAGATACTCGTTGCTACACTTGTCGGTGGCATCGTTCTAAGGAGAAAACCATGAAAGACTTTATTAGTGACCTTGCCTCACAGATTTGGACATTTGTAGGACTATTCGTAGGCTGGTTAGTTCTTACAGGATCAGCAAAAACAGTTGTGGGGTATGCAAACATCATTGCCATTGTGCTTTGGGTTGCAACCTTCCCTATTCGTCGGGATAAAGAAGAATGAAAAATCTCAATAACATTTTGATGAGAATTGTTGCTGTATTTGCGGCATCAGGACTTTCAGTAATAGGTGCGGGTGCTGTTGTAGGCATTAGCACGATCAAAGCAGTAATTCTTGCTGGAACACTAGGCGTTGCCTCAGTCGTTGAAGCACTTGCTCGCGGATTCCTTGATGATGGCAAACTAAGCATGCAAGAGATCAATGACGCATTTACTAAGGTTGATAAGCGAGCAAAGTAATGGCAAAACGTCGCAAAGAAGGAAGAACTAAGCATCCTTTCAATGACACGATCATTCGTGACGGGTGGATTGTAAAAATCCGCAAAGACGGTAGGATAAAGGCTAAGATCGAACGTTATCTACCAAATCATAAGAAAGGCTGATCATGGCTTTAGATGTAAAGAAATTACTCGCCCTTTGCGAAGCATCACTTGGCTATCAAGAAGGCACAAATAACGACACCACTTTTGGTAAGTGGTTTGGGTTGAATAATCAACCTTGGTGCGCAATGTCAGCATCAAAGATGTTTTTTGACGCAGGTTCAATTGAATCAATTGCAAACACTAAAAAAGGTTTTGCGTCATGCGACGCATGGATGAAGTATCTTGCAAAGAACAACCAACTTGTTCCAGTAGGACAAGCACAGGCTGGCGATGTTGTTTTCTTTCAGTTTGATGAAGATGCAGAACCCGATCATGTTGGTATTGTCAAAGGCAACAACACTACTTTGAAATACATTTACTCTTATGAGGGAAATACGTCAGCAGACAAAGGTAGTCAATCAAATGGTGACGGTTACTATTTGAAGAAGCGCGGTTATGGTTTGATCATGGCAGTTGGTCGCCCAAAGTAACATTCAAAAGAGAAAGCCCCTTTATCTCACGATAGAGGGGCTTTCTCATGCAACCGCCAACTGAATGGCTACCACGAAGTCGCGACTCGCAGTATGTCAGAGGTGACATGTAAATTGCAATTCGTGTCAATGGTTGTTTATTTACTAAACGGGCATTATGTTTCGAAAGTCGAAAGACACTCCAACTAACCACGAAAGGAGACAACAAATGAATCTACGCGAAACCGCTTTGCGACTAGCCGCAATTACAGTTGTGGCAGATGCCGCGAAAGATGCGAAAGACAGGCTCCGTGATCAATTTGCAGAACAGTTGAACGCTGTTGGTGCAGATGCCGCGAAAGCCTCGCTCGACGATACGGAAGTTGCGAAAGTTTCTCTTGTTAGTCCAAAAGCAAGTGCAACAGTAGTTCATGAAACAGCGTTCATTGAGTTCGTTGAAAAAATCATGCCTACGGAAATTGTCAAATCAGTTCGCGATAGTTACAAGAAACATTTTCTTGAAAACTGCATCAGCGTTGATGGACAAACAATCTACACGCCAACAGGTGAGGTTTTGAACTTCATCAGTTTCAAGAATCGTGAATCATACGTTTCTTGCCGTTTCGCAACAGGTGGTCGAGAGATCATCGCTGACGCGTTCCGATCAGGCACATTAAATCCAGCACAGTTACTCGATGATGCGCCAGCAGAAATTGAGGTAGCAAATGTCTGATCAAAAACCAACCATTCATGAGTCATTGGCAAAAGTCATGGCAAGCGTTTCGTCAGTTGCCAAGAAAGACAAAAACACCTCGCAAGGTTTCAATTTTCGCGGGATCGATGCTGTTCTCAATGCAGTAGCCCCTGCCTTGCGCGAACATGGTGTGATCGTTATGCCTAAAGTCACATGGCATGACTACAAAACAGTAGAAGTCGGACAAAAGCGCACTCAAATGGCTCACGTCATAGTTTCTGTTCAATACACATTCACAGGACAAGCAGGAGATTCGATCGAATGTCAAGTGTTAGGTGAAGCAATGGACTCGGGCGATAAGGCAGTTGCTAAAGCAATGTCGGTTGCGTTTCGTATTGCATTACTTCAAGCACTCGCATTACCGACGGACGAACCTGATCCTGACTCATACAGTTATGAGCGTTCTGAAGCAAAACCTGAAGCAACAATCGAACAAGTTGAAGAATGGAAAATGCGTATTGCAGACGCGGTTGATGGAAAAGTCCTCGAATTTATCAGACAAGAACTGACTAACTTCGGATTCACAGATGAACTTCGAAATGATCTTGCATCTGTCTACACGACACGCTTACGCGACCTACAAACCCCAAAGGTCACACAAACACAGTAAGAGATGTTGTAACGTTCGCGCCCCCTCGGAAATAGTTTCTAGGGGGCGCGTTCTTTTATGCCCTTAGAAAGGCACGAAACTTCTAGCACGACTCATCCTCGTGTTACCCCGTCAGATGGGCGAGTTTTGCTTTGCAATGATGATGTAGAGCGTAGCGGTAACACGATAAGCCGCGAACATAATTGAGGTGTCTAATACGAGTTGCCTAGACATGATCACAAGTCAATTATGTAAATAGCGCAACTGTTGTATTTGTAGTGAATACGACCTATTGACATGACCGCACCGACGGGTGACGAGAAGTTAGAGATAGATCAGGACAAGGCTATCTCTAATCACGCCCTCTGGGTTCGTAGAAGCCACAAGCCTAGATAGATGATAAAGTTATCAAGTGCTACAAAAACCAACCCGCAAATCGCCTGCAAAACGTTCTACTGGTCCTACTAAAATGGTTCGTGAGATAGTTCTTGATCGGGCTAAACACAGTTGCGAACGTTGCGGCAATCTTCTTGGCATGAACATGTTTTACTCAATACATCATCGAATTCCTAGAGGCATGGGCGGCTCTGATCGCGCTGAACTCAATTTGCCATCAAACCTTATGGCACTATGTGGATCAGGCACTACGGGGTGTCATGGCTGGATTGAGTCAAATCGATCTTCGTCTTATGAAGACGGCTGGTTGTGCTATCGAAATGATGATCCCGCAACAGTCATGGTCAAAATAGCAAATCCTCAACAGACTGGTGATAGGTTTCAGTATGTCTTTCTCACAGATGACGGAACATACAAACCCGCCTAAACCTTGTTCAACCTGCGGCGCGTTTTCGGGTGATCAATGCGTTGACGGATGTTCGACTCAAATGATCACTTATCGAATTGAATACGGCTCTCGACCTTGGACAACCAATAGCGAGCGCGCTGGTAATCGTTGGGAACGTGCAAAAAATGTCAAAGAGTGGCGAGAAGCATTTTTTTATTTAGCAAAAGCACAAAAGATTCCCAAACTCAAATGGGCAACGATCACAATTGAACCTTGGCAAAAAGGCGGCGTGTTTCAAGATGTTGCGTCATGCAATCCTGCATCAAAAGCGGCAATTGATGGAATCGTTGATGCTGGTGTGCTTGACGATGACTCTCCGCAGTATCTAAGATCAGTCACATTCCTTCGACCACAACGCGGGAAAAATGCTATGGTTCTCTACCTACATGGGGTTACGCAAGAGGGGTAATAAATGACTATAAGAGAAGTTGTAATTTTGAAATCAGGGCAAGATGGTCTTGATCGTGTTGCATCAATAACCAAAGAAATGCGTGAACACCAAGAAGCAATTGCACGTCTGAGCAAAGATAGAAAAGACGTTGTTGTTGCGCTTCGAAGTCAGTATGGATCAACAGAGTCAGAGGAACGAATTACGTTCAAAAAAATTGCAGAGGCTATGGGAACAACTGATCAAAGCGTCTACAAAATTCTATTTCCCCCTACAACGAAAAAGAAAAAAGATTCGAACGCTGAATGAAAATGACTTCAAACCTTCAAGGCGAGAATGTTGATGTTGCATCGCTAGAAGCGTTCCCGAACAACCCCCGTATAGGCGATCTTGGGACAATAAAAGAAAGTCTGAGGCGTTTAGGTCAGTATCGTCCGATCGTTGTTCACAAAGGCACACGTCGAGTTTTAGCGGGGCATCATGTGTGGCAAGCGGTAAAAGATTTAGGTTGGGAAACCATTGCAGTTACATGGGTTGATGGCGATGAACAATTTTGCCGAAAAGTAGTGCTTGCGGATAATCGAACAGCCGATCTTGGCAGTTATCAAAACGACATCCTTGCAGACCTACTGCGCTCGCTTCCCGACTTGATCGCAACAGGTTATGACGCAATTCCACGCATGTTAGATAAAGAACTTTCATTCACGAAGCCCGCACCAAAAGAAGTCAAACCACGAAAGAAAGTTATTTGCGGCGGGTTCACATACAAAGTTGATCACCTTGCTTGGGAAATTTGGCATGACAAAATCTTTGAAGAGTGCGGTGGACAAAAAGCAAAGATTCCTCGTCAGATCGGAAGTCGATTAGGCATTGAACTCACAACAAAAGCAAAGACACGCAAACTAGCCTTTTCTCCCGACCCAAAACTAGCGATTTTAGAAACTCAATCATTGCCTATTGATTCCGTTCACCCTTATTTCCTGAACGCTCGCGAAGGCGACATTGGTGCAATTTGTGAAAGCCTTTCAACGTTAGGTCAATTTAGACCCATTATTGTCAACCGAAAAGATCGAGAAATACTGGTTGGTAACCATACATGGGCGGCGGCAAAAGCATTAGGGTGGAAATCGATCGCGGTCAGTTGGGTTGATGTTGACGCGGAAACTGCAACTCGAATTGTATTAGTCGATAATCGCACAACCGATCTTGCTACATACGATGAGGCATTACTCAGACAAACAATGATCGATACTCGCGACCTTCAAGGAACAGGTTGGGATTCTGAGGACATGAACGATCTTTTCTCAGGATTAGAAACAAGAGCGAAAGCGACAAAACGCATCAAATTGAAAGTGGGACAGTATCTCGTACCAGTTGAATCCGAGAAATTACTTGAATGGATTGATCAATTGCCCGAAGGCAAAGAGATCGAACACATAGCAAACTTACTTTTGCTACCGATCTCAGAATTGCCAAACTAGGGTAGGGTGAGATCATGCGCATGACTTTTGCTTTGGGAACTTCACCTACACACTCTGCGATCATCAACGAAGTCAAGCCAAAAAACATTCTTGTTGCTTTCCCATACGCAAAAGCATTAGACACGTTGACTTACAAACCTGAGTATGTCATGACGGATTCAGGTGCGTTCACAGCATGGAACGTTGGAAAGCAAGTGGACATTGGTGCTTATGCAGATTGGGCATTATCGCAAGCAAAGAAGTTTCCACGCGTGTTGTCAGTAAATCTTGACGTAATTCCGGGCGAGAAAGGTCGCACTTCAACTGAAAAAGAACGAATTGAAGGCATGAAGCGATCGATCAAGAACGCGGATTATCTACGCGATCGCGGAATTGATGTTATGGAAGTTTTCCACCAAGACGAACCAAAAGAGTTTTTGAACGAGTTAGTTGATCGCCTTCCCAAAAATGGTGTTTTAGGCATTTCGCCTCGTAACGATAAGCATTTGAAAGCCAAAGTCGAATGGCAAGAAGTCGTTTTGAGCGCATTAGTTGAAAAATGCGGAAAAGATAAGTTGCCTCGAACGCATGGATTAGCGGTAACAAGTATTGAAATGTTGCGCAATTTTCCCTACTATTCTGGGGATTCGTCAACGTGGGTAAATCCTTTTCGTTATGGAGGCTACGTTGATGAACGCGGAAGAATTGTGGGAATTGACACGATCATGAGCAAGCGACCTAGCGGTAGCGAGTCAAATGATGCACTTCATTTCTTTGCAAGAGAAAGCATCTACAACCTAATACGAGTGGGCGATTCCATGACGAACTTATGGAGTAAGCGCGGAATCAATTGGAAGGACTGACATGGCAAAAGCAACTCAATTAACTATCAAGCATTTACCGATCAATGAAATTGATCCGAATCCTTGGAATCCAAATAAACAGAATGAACGTCAGTATCAAGCAGAGATCGAATCTATCTGCCAAAACGGATTTATTGCGCCTATTCTTGTTCGAGAGATCAATGATCGCCATGAAATTATTGATGGTGAGCATCGCTGGAAAGCATTGCGTCAGATTGGCGAAGATGAAATTGAAGCAAAAGGCAATGTTCCTTCACTTGTTGAAGCAAAGACAATTCCTTGCATTGTTTTGAATGTCAGCGAAACTGAGGCAAAGAAATTGACGATCATCATGAACGAAACTCGCGGTCGCGCTGACTTAGCCGACTTGGGCGGGTTGTTGCAAGAACTTTCAATTGACTTAGGCGATGATTTACTCACAGGATTGCCATACACAGAAGGACAACTCAAAGAACTTATGGGAATGTCTGACTTTGACTGGGATCAATTTGAAAAAGGAGCGTCTGACAAAGAGTTTGATAATGCAGACGGCGATGGTTTCCGCGTGACAGCACTTCTCAATGAAGAAGATGAGGCACGATGGAAAGGTTATCTAGCGCAAATGCGTGGCGACTTGCCCGATGAGCCTAGAGAGCAAGCGGGTGCGTTGATCGCGCACTTGATGAATAAAGCAGGAATCTAAACGAGGTATCTAGGAAAACCCTCATTACAAAAAACAGGAGAAGAAAATGACAGAAACAAGCCAGTTGACCATTCTTGGTCAAAAAGTAGACGGGTCGCTAACAAAAGATCAGTTGGAGTTCTTTCCAGCCCCGAAACATGTTGATCACGTCAAGTTTGAAACACACGAATTTACAGCGTTGTGTCCAGTAACAAACCAACCCGATCTCTACACCGTGATCATCGAATACTCGCCTAATGAGCGTTGCGTTGAGTCAAAATCACTAAAGTTGTATTTGATGCAATGGCGCAATGAAGGAATCTTTGGTGAAGCAATTACAGGACTGATCGCATCAGACCTATTTGAAGTGCTAGATGCACATTGGGTTGAAGTAAAAACAACACAGCAAGCGCGAGGCGGTTTGGTAATGACATCAATTGCCTCACGCTCAAAGGGATTAGACAAGGAGTATTCAATTGGCTAAAGCAGCAGTTGTCGCATCAGGCGGCATGGATAGCGCAACACTCGCATGGCATTATCATCGACAAGGCATGGACGTTCATCTAATTGGGTTCAATTATGGTCAGCGTCATGCTAAGGAATTAGATTTCTTGCAGATTATTGCGCAGAAGATCAACGCAGATTTTACGATCGTAGACATGGGCTTTATGTCCGATTTGTTACATGGTTCGGCATTGACAGCAGAAGGCGGCGAAGTGCCTGATGGTCACTATCGAGAAGAAACAATGCGTCAAACTGTTGTGCCTAACCGAAATGCAATCATGCTTTCAATTGCAACAGGCATTGCTGTGGCAGAAGGTTGTGAACTCGTTGCAACAGGCATCCATTCAGGCGATCACTACATCTACCCTGACTGCCGACCACAATTCTTTGAACCTCTACAAGCGGCGTTCAAGGCTGGAACAGAAGGACACGCACACCCTGACTTCCGACTTGAAGCACCATTTATCCAAAAGACAAAAGCAGACATTGCGGCTTACGGACATGAATTACACGTTGACTATGCAAACACATGGTCATGTTACAAGGGCGGCGAAGTTCATTGCGGTCGTTGTGGAACATGCGTTGAGCGAATTGAAGCATTTATCGATGCAAAGGTTGACGATCCAACAGTCTATGCAGATGGAATTGAGTTCGCACTCGAAGAAATTGAAAAGCGACGTGTTTAGATCAACCAAGCGGTATGGTCATGAAGTCGGGTTTAGTTGTGCGTTCCGTCAATGGAAAGCCGATTCACATTGCAACTTGCTTCATGGCTATGCGCTCGCTTTCACATTCACTTTTGAGGCGACCGAACTTGATCATCGCAATTGGGTAGTTGATTTTGGCGGTTTGAAGGCATTGAAAAACATGCTGGAAAAGACGTATGATCACAAAGTAGTTGTAGCAGAAGATGATCCTTACTTATTTGAATTCCAGAACCTTGATCGATTAGGTGTTCTAGAGTTAGTCACGCTACCAAAAACAGGTTGCGAACAGTTTGCCGCCCACGCCTACGAACTTGCAATGGCGGTTTTGAAACGTGACGGATTCTACCCGCGTTGTCGAGTTGTGAAAGTAGAGGTAGCAGAACATGGCGCAAATTCTGCAATTTACATTCCATGACCGATGTTGAAACGAGTAAAGAACGCTGGGTCAACCTAAATGAAATTTTCGGTCCTACAATTCAAGGCGAGGGCATACATACAGGGCAACGGGTCGGATTCGTTCGACTAGCGGGTTGCAACCTTGCATGCTCATGGTGTGACACGCCTTATTCATGGGACTGGGATAGGTTCGATCGTAAAGAGGAATCCCATAAGACATTAGTTGCCGACCTTGCTAATTTGATCAAAGCAATGGAAGTCGATCGCATCATCGTGACAGGTGGTGAACCCATGTTGCAACAAACAGCACTTTGGGACTTGAAGGCATCGATCGGGAACATAGACATCGACGTTGAAACAAACGGCACGATTCTTCCCAACATCAAGACGATCAATGCGGTAGACATGTTCTGCGTAAGCCCAAAACTTGCTCATGGTGGCGATTTACTAGAGGTGCGTCGAACAAAAGCATTGGAGTCATTTGCCTACCTTGCAGGTGAGGACAGGGCAATTTTCAAGTTTGTTTGCCAATGGGTAAGCGATTTTGATGAAATCGAAGAAATCATTACTCAATTCAAAATCCCACGCAAGGCAGTATGGATTATGCCCGAAGGAACGTCACAACTTGCACAGATGGAAGTCATGAACAGGCTTGCCGATGAAGCGATCACTCGCGGTTGGAACATCTCGCCTAGACTCCATGTGCTTATTTGGAATACAGAAAGGGCTCGCTAAATGGCGGTTGACATAAAAAGGGTTGAAGAACTGACGCGTGAACTATTGATCGCAATAGGTGAAGACCCTGATCGAGAAGGAATTATTGATACTCCTAAGCGGTATGCAAAGTGGTGGAAAGAGTTTATGGATTATGACGCAGGGAAGGTCGAAACTGCGTTCGAAATCAAAGACAGCGATCAAATGGTTGCGGTTACTGGCATGAAGGTGTGGTCGCTTTGTGAACATCATCTACTGCCGTTTAGTGCTACTGTCAGCATTGGATACATTCCAAACGATCGAGTGTTAGGACTTTCAAAATTTGCCCGTATTGCTCATGAACAGGCGCACCAACTTCAATTGCAAGAACGCCTTGTAACAGACATTGCTAATCGTCTAAGTATGATCATGAATACCGAAGACATTGCTGTTGTTGCAGACGGCTCACACTCTTGCATGACAATGAGAGGCGTTCGAACAGAGGGAAGTATGAGAACATCAGTTATGCGAGGCGTGTTCCGCGATGAACATGAAACGCGTAGTGAGTTCCTCAATCTTGTTTCTAATCAACGAAACTAAACAGGGGTAGTATTAGGCATGGCAAAACGCGGTCGCAAAGTCATTCCTCTCGACGATCCACGAGTCGGGCGGTTGATCGAGGCATTACAGGCGGGCAATTACATTGAGCATGCTTGTGACTTTGCGGGCGTAGGCAAGTCAACTGTCTATCGATGGCTCGATCGAGGGCAACAGGAACACGAAAACATCGAACAAGGCTTGAAACCTACACGCTCAGAAACACCATACTTGGAGTTATGGGACGCTATAAAAAAAGCAAGGGGTGAGGCATTGGTTCGAAATGTCGCTGTGATCAATACGGCGGCTAGAGGTGGGACATGGCAAGCGGCGGCATGGTGGCTTGAAAGAACCGCGCCTCAACAGTTTGGTCGAACATTGAAAACAGAGGTCACAGGCGAAGGTGGTAAGCCTATTGAGATGTCCGTGACTGTAGGCGCATTAGAGGCAAAGATTGCGGCATTGATCGGAGAGGTGGTGGTTGAAAATGAGTCAAGCGATTCAGAAGTTGTTGACGCTATCGAGTGATCAACGCACCGAAATACTCAAACGCCTTTCATTCGAGGAACGTGAACTTCTAAGCACATTCATTGAACAGAAAGTTTCAAACTCCTACGGCAAGTATGAAGATGATCCCGTTGGATTCGTTCAAAACGCATTAGGCGAAACCCTATGGTCAAAGCAGAAAGAGATTCTAAACTCCTTGCGCGAGAACAAAAGAACAGTCGTTCCCGCATGCCACGCCCCCGGAAAATCCCACATAGCCGCCCGAGCGATCGCATGGTGGGTTGCTGTTCACCCTGTTGGCACAGCGCAGGTTGTAACGACAGCGACAACGTTTAGACAGGTTCGAAACATCTTATGGCCTCACATTCGTAAAGTGGCAAAGAAACTTGACATCGATGGCGAAGTGAACACAGTTGAGTGGAAGATCAATGGGGAAATGGTTGCCTATGGTTTCTCGGCTGGCGATAATGATGAAACAGCGATTCAGGGTATTCACGCACCGCACTTATTGGTCGTTGTTGATGAGGCAGGTGGAATCTCGCCCGTATTAGGCGCGGCGTTGGAATCACTCATGACTGGTGGTCACACTCGTTTATTGATTCTAGGAAACCCACCTACGGATTCAGAAGGATCATGGTTCGAACGCGCTTGTTCATCTGATTTATACAACGTCATTCCGATCGGTGCTTATGACACCCCAAACTTCACAGGCGAAGACGCGGGATCGTGTAAATCATGCCCCGCAAACGTCACCCCTCACCCTGTTGCTCAACACTTGGTTGATCAAACATGGGTAGACGACGTGATCAGAGAATTTGGTGAGGAATCTGCGTTCGTTGAAGCGCGTGTTCATGCACGATTTCCGTCAATTGTTGCAAACAAAGTTATCCCCCTTTCATGGATCGAGGCGAGCGCAGAAAATGAACTTCCAGAACAAGGTGCGATTAGATTGGGCGTTGACATTGCGGCAGATGGCGGAGACGAGTTTGTGGTCGCGTGGGCAGATGGCATGCGTTGTTCAATTCGCCACAAGTCAAGCGGAAAGGCAAACGCCAACGCCGTTGATGTCGCAGGAGTTATCCTCACTCAAATACTCGAAGCGGAGCGAGTTCATAAATCACGACAGATAGACGAACAAGTGCGAGTCAAAATTGACTCTATTGGCGTAGGTTGGGGCGTATCGTCGATCCTCAAAGCATGGGGTCAAGAACAAAGGCATGGGGCAAAGATCGTTGCGGTCAATGTTGCCGAACGTGCTGGTGATCATAACCGCCTTGCTAATCAACGCGCCGAGATGTGGTGGAATGGTCGAACATTGCTACAACCACGACCTGATAACACGCAAGATGTCCGATTAGACGTTGATCATCGAACAAATGCACAAATGACAGGACCGACTTATTCAAGCGACTCAGCAGGTCGCATCAAGATCGAGTCAAAGGCTGAAATGAAGCGACGCGGTATTCCTTCCCCCGATCGTGCAGAAGCCGTATTACTCGCCCTTTATGATCCCCCAGGTTCTACAACGCCTGATGCTGTTATGCCTATCTCGTTCAAGCAAGGCAATGAATGGGACATGCGTTTCTAAAATAATTTGTTTCAATGATTGAAATGTTGCACAACGGGCGTTATGCTTTGCGAAACCTAACCACGAGGGAGTAACAAATGGCACAAGGAAACATCATTGAATTGAAACTACCTGATGATCATGCACTTGATTACTGGAAGTTCTTTCTTGAAGATCAAAAAACAAACATAATCAAAGCAGACGACTTTCGATTTGTCTTTCATGCTGATCGCGACTTAGCATCTGAACGAGTCAAGATGATCACTCATGGAAATCGAACATTGACAGATGAGATGTGGGCTGAAATCAAGCAAAACATCAACCAAGATCAAATTGATCAGATAATCACCGACATGATGAACGACGCTATCCATAGGTCGTTGCTTTACTAATGATCATCTACATCATTCTTATTTGGATCGCCGTCATTGACACCATAGGCATCGGTTTAGGCATCTATGGGTATGGTTCGGCAAAAGGTTGGTGGAAATGAGTAACGTTTCTTTATTGACCAAATGGTATGCAATGGGCGTTGAAGGCAATGGAACGCCTTGGCTTGAAACATTCCTAGCATCTGATCGTAAAGATCGAGCCTATGAAGTGTTACAAGAATTGGTCAAAGATAAACCACGATGCACAGTAATTGCTTTGGAAAAGACGAAGTAGACACGTCATTTCCTTCTCGGGGCAGAAAGGCGCGGTAATCCTTTTACGCGGGGATTACCGCGCTTGCCAATTTGTTTGATCGTTTCTCATCTCGATCATGTTGCATGCCACCGAATGTCTTACCAGCCATCTTCTTCTTGAAGTGAGCAATGTTATTCGCAACGATTCCCACCTTGTTTGATGGCATCAATGCGGCGAGTATGTCTGATTCTTCCTGATCGGTATAACCTGATTCAACAAGTTCTTCCATTGTCGGGAATACCTCTGCATGACGATCGACTTCAACATCGATCAAATGATCTTGCTTACCGCCCATTGAGTAAATGAGTATGAAGTTGTCAGGAAACCCTAAATACTCCTTAGTCATTGCAACCTCTTTGGTGTAAGCGTAAAACAACAAATGCTGGTTCTTATTCGCAATGTCTAACCATGCGTCGAAATACTCTTTGCTAAAGAAATCACCTGAGTCATGGATTCGAATTGCTTTACCGCCGTTATCAGCCCATAACTTCTGCCAATTCGTGAAATTGCGTTGATCGAGTAATGTATAAAAGCGAGCAAGTTTGCCAGTTGGTGCATACCGCTTATGTCTAAGTTCTTCGATCATGGCAAGTTTCCAACCGATCAAATCATTCTTGACCCATTCAAGGTTTCTCATGTGCGCACCCTTGACGTTAGAGAACAGATAAGTGCCGTTTCGGGCATAGCAGACAGTCGCACAAGCACCAGCATTGGGGCAAACATTCATGTTCGTTCCGTCAGTCAAAGTGACAGCGAACGCAGGTAGTGTCCAGTTGAAGATTCCATCAGCGCGGAGTTCAGAGTTTTGTCGTAGAAGTGTGGTCATAGGTTGATCGTATAACCCAACACGCCAAAAAGAAATACCAACATCTTACTTATTTGAGTTGCAACTAAACGGGGGTTATGTCATAATTCATTTGTAAGGACATCAACCACGAAGGAGTCAAAATGAAACAAGAAGTAATCAATCAAGCAAATGTCTTCGCTAATGAGGCAACAAAGGTGGTTTTTCAACCTGCATGGGGCGCACAATACAAAGCGGAGTATAAGGCGATCGCAAAGCGCAAGTATGTAGTGATCATGAGTGAGAACGAGCAAGTTGATTATGGTCGCGAAAAAGGTTGGGAATTCTACGGACGCGGTGGAGTTGTTGCTTTCATCGATGGTGAAACAGGCGATGTCTTCAAGCCAGAAGGTTACAACCAGCCAGCAAAGACAAGACGCTACAACGTGTTAGAAAACCTTGATCAAATGATCGAGAACTTCAAAGTTGGCGGTAACAATGGTGGGTTCATGTATCAGGACTTCAAAAACGTCAAAATCGAACGAAAGGCGGCATGATCATGGCAGTCGACTTAGAGGAAATCTTCATTGTTGGGTGCGTTTATGACTGTGGAGCAAAAGAACGTTTCTATGACTCAGCAGAGTATGAAGTTTATGGAGATGACTGGGTATGCGATAAGTGCAAAGCGAAACACGTTGTTACTGAATTGAGTTGCAACTAAACCCCCGTTATGTCATAATTTACATGTAGGACAAACGAAAGGAAAGAAAATGGCAAAAGGTCAAGTCACAGAAGTCGAAGGTGTTGTGATCATGGTGAGCCAACACGTCGAGATCGATCAAAAAGCATGTGAACACAAAATTGAAAATTGGGTTCACGAAATCTACGAAACAGGAATCCGCGATGCTTACTACTGCGGTGACTGTAATGAATTGATGCAAGTCGGCTAATCCAACAAACAACCACGAAGGAGAAATAAAATGACAACATCAACAGAACACAAAATGACAGTTGAGTGCGTAACTGTTCTTAGCAAAATGACTAAGCGCGATGTCGCATCTTTGGTGCGATCACTAACTGATGCGCTCGCTGAAACACCTTTTGATCAAATCGACGTGCGGATTGATTTACGCAACGAATACGGCGGCGCAAGATCATTGATCTCAGTAAATTCAAATTCAATCTTTGGTTCATTCGGCGTGATCACAGATTCCCGAATTATCGAGAAAGGCGAATAATCATGTCAACAAGAGCGGCAATAGGAGTTCAGCAAGAAGATGGATCGATCAAGGCAATTTACTGCCATTGGGACGGATACCCTGACGGTGCAGGTTTGATGTTAGAAACATTCTATGGAAATCCTGATGATGCAAATAAATTGATCGCAATGGGTCACGTTTCCATGATCGGCGCGACAATTGGTAAAAAAGTCGAATTTGGGAGTTATCAAGGTGGCGGTCAATGTGTTTTCTTTGGTCGCGATCGTGAGGAATCTTTCCAAGAAGCAGAAATTTTCTTATCGCTTGAAGATTTCAAAAACGCATTAGATAGTTGGGGCGTTCAGTATGCCTATTTCATGGAAACCGATCATTGGGTTGCCTACAAGGTCGAGTATCCAGTTTATGACGAAGGCAAGTCAGTCAAGTTGTTAGGTCGACTAAGGGTCAAAGTCGAATTTGATCAAGTTGCCTAACACGCTGTTGTTTATCTGAGTTGCAACTAAACCCCCGTTATGCAATAATAAAAGTGTCAGGAAATGACAACAAACCACGAAGGAGAAGATCATGACTCAAGTAGCAGAAAAGAAATACGTCAGACAAGTAAGTGCAAAAGTATTGGTCGATCAAATCGGCATGATGAATGTCATGGCAATAAGTGGCGGTCGTGTTATTGATCGTGGAACAGGAATCACTTTGCCAGTCGGTCACGGATACAGCGTTGAGATCGACTTGAACTTCATGGATTTCTACGATGTCAAACGTGTCTACACAAGAGGCGGTAAGCGCGTGATCAAAGGTGAGGCAGTCGATGTCGATTGCTTCGAAATCGGTGAGGTTGCTTACAAGGCAAGTTGCTATGTAAATGTAAGTTTCGGAGAGGACAAAAAATAATGGCAAAAGTAACAATTGTTTGGTGTGCGTTCGCGGGATCATGGAGCGCGGAACGCGAAAAAGAATCAGGTCGCAAGGGATACACAAAAGTCGAATTTGAAATGCCAGTAACTCCTGCGATCGAGGACGAAGTAATCTGCGATGAGTTATTCAAACAAACAAATCTTTATCGCGGAAACATTTGGGATCAATTCAATGAGCAGTTCCCAAAGGATCGTTCACACACCGCGTTGAGCGTTGGTGACATGGTCGGTATTGATGATCGTTTCTATTTCTGTGCCGACGTTGGTTGGGTCAAAGCATACGAGAAGGTAGGTGCATGATGAAAATGGAACGCAAGTATGTAGTTCGCAGACGCGTGGTTTTTGCGATCATGGTATTGATCGTGTCCATGCTATTCGGATACGCAACGCATGACGTTTGCTACGTCGGACAACCTGATGGCAATTGGTTAGGTTACGGAAGTTGCACTCAAATGATCGACAACGTGTTGAATCAAGAAGGAAAGTAATGACAAAACCAAAACCACCTAGAGGTTGGACATTCTGCGCAACAGAAGATTGTTACAACGAAAAGGAATACAACAATTCAAATACTGGTCGACTCAAGTATTGCCTTCAATGCCGAATTGCAAAAAACGCTAATTAGGTTGTTGAAACTCAACGCGGGTTATGCAATAATCAAATCAACAACAAGAAAGGAAAACAAATGGCAAGTAATCGAATCAAAGATTTAGTGATCGACATAGGCGATGTCTATGAACAAATTGCTGAATCGATCGCAGACAAACTTCAAGAAATGAGTATCGAAGGTGTTGGTGATGATCAGAATACAAACTTCGACATTGAAGACGTGACTGTGGTTTTCAAAGACGGACAGTTTTACGCCAACATCGACCTTCAAAGAACCGAAGGCAAGTTTTGTAGCAATGCAGACCTTGAAGATGCGGTGATCAGCGAGATCGGTAATCAAAAGATTACTGTTGAAGTAGAAATTCAAGCATAGGGAGAAATCATGGCAAAAACGAAACCACGCGTCTTGCTAGTTGAATTGACGGAAAAGCAATTTATGGCATTAGCAACTGCGGTCGATGTATTTGACATTGAGTGCGATGATCAACTGGGCAGTCTCGACCCCGCAGATAAAAACGATCACAAATACATCAAAGAGTGGTCGGAAAGTAAAGAAAGTCTCAACAATGGTTGGGTTGCAATTCGAAACGCATGGCACAAAGCAGGTGCAGTATGACCCTTCTACTGGTGCTTACAGGGGCGATCGTTACAGGGTTGATCGTTTATGTCATTGATCATGACACCAAGCATGGATACGACTGCTTCCAACCCGAGAAATGGCAAAAGTAAATTCGTGTCGTTATTCATCTGAGTTGACACCCTACGGGGGTAGTGCTTATACTGAAAGTGTAAGGAAGTGATCCGACTACCACGAAGGAGAACAGAAAATGGAAAGAATTTACTTTGAGAAAAGTGAATGTGTTGCTTGTTTGATCAGTAAGCACAAAGAGTGCAAGAAGGTTGCTTTCATTGGTATGAAAAGCAAGCAAGTCGCATGCGGTTGCGGTTGCAAGGCAAGCAAATGAGCAAGCAATGTAATCGATGCGGTAAAGCAGGATTGGTATGGAAACAATCTAAAAAAGGCAACTGGTATTTAGCAGTTGAGCAAAAGTGGCAAGGCGACATGTATGGCGCAATCCGCACTTTTTATCCAGCACACAAATGCGTTGAAGTTGAAAGTTATGAACGCAACGAAAGTTTCTTATTCGACCTACAAGCAAGAAGTGGAGCATAATCAAATAAATAATGGTTGCATCTTGTCAGAGGTGGAACTTATGATCACAGTATTCAAATCAACAATGGTTTGAAAATACAAAACCACGAAGGAGAAAAATGTCAGATAACATCGAAATCATCAATGGCGAAGGCGCATTTTACGCATTTCGCGATCCAGCATGGCACAAACTTGGCACGATCACCACAGAGGCTAAGTCGGCTAATGAGGCACTTGAAATTGCTAAACTGGATTGGGAAGTTCAAAAGTATCCGATCTACACAATTGCACCTGACGGAACGCAAATTGAAATCGACGGAAAGTTTGCGACAGGTCGAGTTCATAAGGAAGTCGGATTCTCAGCACTTGGCGTTGTAGGTAATTACTATGAGCCAGTTCAGAACATCGATTCATTTTCAATCTGCGACAACCTAATGTTTGAAGGCGGGTTGGGATTCGAAACTGCGGGATCACTTGATCATGGTCGACGCGTGTTCGTGTCAATGGAAGTGCCAAAGCAAGTTGAAATTGGCAACAACAAAGATGCGGTCAAACTATTTGTAATGGTCACAAACTCGCATGACGGAACAAGTCCACTAACAATGGCGGTCACACCAGTTCGACCAGTTTGCGCTAACACAGTCAAACTTGCATTAGACAAAGCAGTATCGACCTACAAGATTCGTCACACAAAGAACGCACAAGGACGCGTTGAAGATGCAAAGCAAGCACTAGGCATCACTTACAACTACTTTGATGAGTTCTCAGTTTGGGCAAATCGTCTTTATGACAAGGAAATGAGTCGCGGCGAGTATGTGAACTTCGTCAAAGCACTTCTTCCTAAGCCAGTCGAAACTGAATTGAACAAGCGCACGATCGAACTTTGGGATAACAAGTTTGGCGAAATCGTCAAGTTGTGGGATGCACCTACACAGGACAACATTCGCGGAACTGCATGGGCGGCGTATAACTCGATCGTCGAGTATGAGGATTGGTTCTCACCAATTCGCGGTAAAGACGTTGATGAACGTCGCGCCCAACGCATCATCGAAGGAACGAATACTGGACTGAAAGATAAGGCGTTCGCGCTCTTGTCATAAATGCTTGGGGGCTTGATCGCTTCTTCCCCAATAACGATCAAGCCCCAGCAACCAAAACAATAACCACGAATGAAAGGAAGCGCAAGTGGCAGTTTCAGAGATCAAACGCGATCCATCGGATAACGTGTTGAAGGTTTATGTGCCTTTGACGATCCACGATTTAGACGAAATACTTACAGCAATGAATTACTTTGAACCCGATGCAAACTATCAGTATGAACATGAACTTGGGTTTAGTGAACGAATCACCGAAAAGAAATACAGCACATTGATAGACGCTCGTGAAATCATTTCAGATGCAAAAGACGCAATTGAAGTTGTGTTAGAAGAAGCAACGAAAGGATCGGTGATCGTATGAAAACACTCGCGGTAATAATTGTCATGACTAGCATCTTTAGTTTGACTTATTCGCTAGTAACAGGCATTTGGAAGCAGTATCGAAAGTGATCATTGAAGCAACCCAAATCCAAGGCGGTTACATCCTCACGCACTACGAGATTCCTGATCACATCAAGTTGCCGATCAATTGGAGAACGATGCCAACTGACGTTCGACTTGAATGGGTGAAGGCAAATGCCAAAGATCAATACGAGTTTGCTCGAAAGGTTGATCCTTGGTATGTCACCGATGTTTTTGAATTGCCAAACCCCATGCAAGAACCACCTACCACGAAGGAGAACGCATGAGTAAGAAAAGAAAAGCACCGAAAGGTAGTCCTTTGACTACATCGATCAAATGGACACCATTCCTAGAGGTCGAACCAAATGATAATCCGATCGCGAGAGAAACTGATCCCGAAGGTTATGATCAAATGATGGCAGACTATAAATCGGGTCTGTTGAAAATGTATAAGAACAGCCTTTACACCTGCCATGTTAGGCAACTAGGCGCGCTCGGTGAAGATGGCACGTTATGGATTTCAATTAGATCGAATGATCGCAAGGCGGTTCGTGACTGGCGACATTTCCAGCGCATCAAGAATGAGTTGGCTGGCGATGAACGCGAGGCATTAGAAATTTATCCACGCGAGTCTGAATTGATCGATGAGGCAAATAGTTATCACCTTTGGGTGCTTGCTTCGACCGATCGCATGCCATTCGGGTTTCATGGCGAACGATCAGTAGGAACGGCTGAGGAAGCACAGGCGGTTGGTGCTGATCAGAGAGATCCCGAGGTCGAGTAATGGTGCAGGAGGCTCTTGACTTCAATGCGCCAGCCCCGATCGTCCATTGTGCCTGTTGTCCGACTCAGAAGGCGAATAGACGGGCTATTGATGCCAACGTAGTCCGAATAAGTCGCCGATCACAGGAAACGTCTGTAAAGGCGGCACAAGGCGTTTTACCACGCACAGGAACTAAACGTTGGACAGTATTTGAAATGATCAAAGGCAATGGTAGTTTCGGGTTATGCGATCATGAAATTGAAGAATTGACAGGTTGGCGCATACCAACAGTCACAGCAACCCGAAATAGCCTTTTGAGAGATTATTGGATCTACGATTCAGGCGTAAGACGGAAAACACCTAGAGGAAATGAGGCAATTGTATGGATAGCGAGCAATTAGAAGTCATCAAGCCTGTTTCGGTCTTTACGATCGAAGTGAAGTTACAGATTTTGGTCATTGGCGAGGATTACGAGGATGCCAGCGACAAGATCGATGCAGGACAAGGCACAGTCATTGATCGTCAGCGCACGTTGGTTCGATCACTTGAAATCCCACGCGAATGATCGATTTATTTAGACGTTGGAAAACCTTTGAATGTCCAAACTGTGGAAACGTTGTTCAAATAAAAAGTCGAAAGAGCGAGGATTATGACTGCCCTCAATGTGAAACCACGTTGGTATCAACTAAACCCCCGATGTAGACACGCCCAGTTACTAAATGCGGGTTGTGGGAAATCTGTTACTATTTATGTTCAAGGAGGCTAGACATGAGCATTTACTCAACAACAGCACTACCATCACTTGACTTATTGGGTGGCGTTGAAGCATTGCAACGTTTACTTGATCAGAAAGCACATACTCACATTGCCAAGATTGCTTGGGATGATGAAAACTCTCGCACAATTGCGGTATTAGAAACTAATGGTCAGCAAAACGCCGTCAATGCAATTGCTGAAATCATGCAACGTTTTCAACTTGAATTGATCGAATGTCGTTCACTTGCCCACGCGGTATCACTAGCATGCACGCTCGCGCATAACAAAGATGTTGTAGATTTCACAGGTTTTGTGAATAGCGACCCGTATTCGATTTAATTTAGATGTTACACTTTTAGTTGTAGCAAACCTTGATCGCGTAAGCCATACGCGGCACAAGACCTTCAACCCGAAGGCAACTTACCCTTTACACAAACCACGATAGGTAAAGGCTAAGGAACTGCGTCGATAGGTGATCGGTGAAAATCAAACAACATGGACAAAATTTAGTCATAGCAATTCTCATGATCCCGATAGGAATGGGATTAGGAATTTATGTGGGGAAAAATCCAACCCCGCCAAAACCAGTAATTGTAAAACCAATAGAACCGCAAGGTATTACCCCTGCGAGTGCTAAGAAATTGGCGATGAGCAAACTCGATGATTACGGCTGGAAGCAAAATCAATTTGTATGTCTAGACAAAATCTGGACTCATGAAAGTCATTGGAACTATAAAGCGGTTTCAAAAACTCATGATCATGGCATTCCTCAAAGGAACATGCCCGATGCAAGCACTAAAGTCATTCATTCATTTATGAATGATCCAGTCGTTCAGATAAACTGGGGGTTGGCTTACATCGAAAGTCGTTACCACACACCTTGCCGCGCTTGGGCGTTTTGGCAAACCCATCACTGGTATTGAGGTTGATCGTCCTATAAACTCGCGCAATGACAACCATCATAGCGGTGCAAGGTAAAGACGGCGTTCGCTTTGGTGCGGATGCACAAGTAACTGCTGGCAATGGTCGTGTTGCTCGCCATACACAGATGGTAAAGATCAGCGAGCGCGGTGTTTATGTGATCGCAGGATCAGGCGAGTGCGCCCCTTGCGACATAGCCCAACACATTTGGGAACCACCTTTGCCGAAGGCAACCGATTACAACGACCTCTATCACTTTATGATCGCAAAAGTCATTCCTTCATTGAAGGCGTGTTTCAAAGAGCAAGAATACAAATGGAACGAACCCGATGATGATGAAACAAAATTTGCTTTCTTGATCGCGGTCGGCGGTCAAGTGTTTGAAGTCGCAGATGACATGAGTGTGATGCTCGATGGAAATGGTTTTTATGGTGTTGGGTCGGGATCAAGTTATGCGATCGGTGCATTATGCGCTGGATCAACAATTGAAGAAGCACTGAAAATCGCCGCCCGAAATGATGCCTATACCAGCGCGCCGTTCTTATACTATGAGCAAAAGACACGTCTAAAGACCACGAAGGCGGTAAAATAAGTTCATGGGAATTGCATTTGTAACGCATGACGTTGCTCGATCGATCTATGAGTATGCAGGAACAGACAACCTTCCTGACTTCAATGACCTTCCACCGACAGTTCAAATCTCTTATGTTGAAGAAGCAGAAGCCGCGATCAAAACATTATGCAAGCACATGGTTGGTTTATCAGGACAAGTTGATCCATTAGAGGTTCGACCATTTGTTCAATCAGTAATCCTTGCGCTCGCTCATTCATTAGACCCAAGTTGCCATGACTGACTCAAAAATTCATCGTTGTAAATGCGGTGAGTGGGTTTATGGTGATCAAGAATGTATGGTCTGCGACATACTCGATAAGGTTCAAAAGCCTAAAAAAATCGACAAGTAAGTTACCCTTGACTTACGAGAAGGGTCACATGGACGAATCAGAGCAAAAGATAAAAGCAATCAATGATGCTATTCAAGGTCTTGCGACCCTTCTCGCTCCCGAAGGCGCAATGTGTACCACTTGGATCTTGGTCAGCGAATGGATAGACACAGACGGAAATTTCTGGTTTAGTTCTCATACTGAACCCGAACAACCAGTTTGGAAACAGATCGGAATGGTCGACCACGCTAAATCCGTAATGAAACAACGTTACGAAAGCGAAGTTATACGCAATGATGATGGTGACGAGTAGTTTACTAACAGGCATAACTGTTGGCATGTTGTTCTCCTTCTTCAAATTTCCCATTCCTGCACCACCTACGTTTGCTGGCATTGTTGGCATTGTTGGTATTTGGTTAGGCATGATCATTATGGTTTGGTTTCGTAATTGAATAAGCCCCCGCGTTACCCGCGAGTAACAGGATTCGAACCATGCGCCGTTACTGATCCCGAATTATGGTTTCCCGAACGTTCTAATCAATACATGAAAATCGCCGCAATTGCTAAACAACTTTGTCAGACATGTCCACTAATGTATGAGTGTGCTGATTACGCCATTGGTACTGATGTCGAAGGCATCTGGGGCGGGACAGACGAAAAACAAAGGAAGGCAATTCAAAAAGCGCGAGGAATTGAACCATTCAAATTCGTCAAACTTATGGTTGCTTTATTGGAACAAATGAACGCGAAAGCGTAACCTAACGGGAGGTAGTGAAATGTCAACACCAGTAACACTTGTAGGAAATCTAACGGCTGATCCTGAATTGAAGTTCACACAGCAAGGCAAGGCACTTGCAAAGTTCACGATCGTAACATCAGAGCGATACAAAAACCCGGACGGCAATTGGGAAGATAAAAACACAACGTTTTGGAATGTAGTTTGTTGGAATGGATTAGCAGAACACGTTGCGGATTCATTATCAAAAGGCGATCAAGCAATTGTCTTTGGTCGTGCGTTTCAAAAGTCATGGGAAGATGAAAAAACAGGCGAGAAGCGTCAACGAACAGAGGTTGAAGCAAAGAGTGTTGGCGCAGGACTTGATCGTGCATCAGCAAAAATAACTCGATTTACCAAACCAGCATCAGGCGGTGCGGCGGTAAGCAATGATCCTTGGTCAACGCCCGCAAATAACGATCCTTGGGCAGTATCGTCAAATCAATCGGACGATTTACCACCATTCTAATCGGGCGTAGTGTTATGCTTGTCCGATTATGGAACTCGATGAAGCCACGCCCCTCATTGCGTCAGCAATACGCTTGAATGAGATTTACAAATCTCTAATGGCGGGTGGTTTTACGCAGGACGAGGCTCTATCATTGATCGCAAAGATGACGCACCCAAACGAGTAGGATCACCCAATGGCACAAAGACCTGATCTCAACGAATTAGGCACAAGCGGCTTACGTCGTAGTGGCGGTTTCGTCCATGAGGAATTCCTTACCCAACTTCGAGGAAAACGAGGACTCCTTGTTTATCGCGAAATGGCAGATAACGATCCTGTTATCGGTTCAATCCTTTATGCGATCGAAAAGGTAATCCTTCGTCTTGAATGGCGCGTTGATCCTGCTGATGATTCAGCAGATGCAAAAGCACAAGCAGAATTCATCGATGAATGTCTAGAGGACATGTCGGATTCATGGGATCAAACTCTTGCATCAATTCTTTCTATGCTCGTCTACGGATTTTCTTTCCATGAAATCGTCTACAAGATTCGCGGCGGTGAGTCAAAAGACCCAAAGCGTGATTCAAAGTTTTCAGATGGCAAGGTTGGTTGGCGTAAGTTAGCAATCCGATCACAAGAAACATTGAACAATTGGATGATGGACGTCGATGGTGGGCTACAAGGTTTCCGTCAAATGGATCCAACAGGCGGTGGATTCCGCGAGATTCCTATTGATAAAGGTTTGTTATTCCGCACTAACGTCAACAAATCAAACCCCGAAGGTCGATCATTACTTCGTAACTCATTTAGACCTTGGTATTACAAGCGACGCATTGAAGAAATCGAAGCGATCGGTATTGAACGTGATCTAGCAGGTTTGCCAGTTGCCAAAGTGCCGCCTGAGTATTTATCAAGTGGTGCAACAGCCGCACAGCAATCTGTTCTTGCTAACATCACTCAGATCGTTCAAAACATCAAGCGAAATGAGCAAGAGGGTGTCATTTTCCCATTGATGTATGACGAAAACGGCAAAGAAATGTTCTCGCTTGAACTCCTATCATCGGGCGGTTCACGTCAATTCGACACAGACAAAGTGATCAGTCGTTATGATCAACGCATTGCAATGTCTGTTCTTTCAGATTTTATTCTTCTTGGTCATGAGTCAGTTGGTTCGTTTGCATTAGGTTCACAGAAGATGGATTTGTGGACTATGTCAATTGATGCGATCGCAAAGTCAATTGCCGAAGTCATGAACCAGTATGCAATTCCACGCTTGATCGCGCTCAATGGAATGAACGCAGAACTCACACCTTATTTGAGTTATGGTCAAGTTTCACACGTTGATCTAGGCGAACTAGCCGATTATGTTCAGAAACTCACAGCGTCAGGTGCATTGATGCCTGATGCAAACTTGGAAGCATACTTGCGTGAACAAGCAAGCCTTCCACCTGCGGAGAATACGGTTGCCTGATGTTCGTTGTGCGCAAAGCGGCGAACGATCCTCAACCACCTCTTGATCCCAACGAGGAACAAGTAAGCAAGATTGTTCAACAGGGCATGACCGATGCCGAAAAAGCGGCAATGTCTGTTCCCGTAAAAGACGCGATCGCATCTCGTAACTATGAAGCGATCGTAGATGCCTTCCCTTGGCAAGATGTAAAAAACACACTCGACCTTACAAAAGAGCCATTTGCTGATGCAACAAAGAAAAAGATCGGCACAGGATTCCCGACTATTCAATTCAAAGGTCGATTCGATTACACAGACCCACGCGCAACACAATGGGCAATTGATCAAAGCGCACGTCTTGTAACTGCGGTAACAGATGAGATGCGCCAGCAGATTCGTGACGTGATCGGACAAGCATTTACACAGAACAAGACAGTTGTTGACACAGCAAAACAACTTCGAACATTTATTGGTTTGAACGCACGTCAGCAACGCGCTTTAGAAAACTTTATTGAACAGAACAAAGATAAACCTAATTTTGAAAAGTTAGTTGCCGACTATCGAGCAAAGGCGATCAAGTATCGAGCAACGATGATCGCACGAACTGAAATCATTACCGCAGAATCAAATGGTCGTCAATTAGGGTGGCAACAAAGCATCGATGGCGGTTGGGCGCACCCTCAATCGATGAAGCGTTGGTCGGCGGCATTAGGCGAGCGCACTTGTGAAATTTGTGCGGCAATGAATGGCAAGTCAGTTCGTTGGGACTTACCTTTCCCCAATGGTGTCTTTGATGCGCCAGCCCATGTTATGTGTCGATGCTCAACAGTATTGCTAGAACCTGATTCATCACTTGCTCAATCATTCATGACAGATGCGCTCGCAGTTGATCCACCACCACGCGAATTCTTACCTGAGAAAGCAATAGTCGCGATCGCAGGATTACAGAGTGCAAATCAAGCAGTTGCTCTTGCTCATTCAAGCCCTTCACGCGTGAGTTCGTTTCAATACGATTCAGGCGACATTGCCAATCTTCATGTCGAGGCTGAGGCAGTCACATTCAATGGAGTTCCGTCAACCGCCCTCAAAATGAAACTCACACCGCAAGCAACAAAAGATTTAGAAAAGTCAATTGCTCGCGACAACGGGAAGAATTGGAAAACAAATAAAGGCATTGCCGTTCTTGATTATCAATCACCTGACGGCAAACTAGCGTTTGCAAACATTGATCAAGCAGGAAACCTAATAGATCACCCTGTATGGTGGTCAAGCAAAGACGAAGGACCAGTAATTGGCAAGTTTGGTGCGATCAAAGGCAATGCTACTTACACTCGCTACTTACCCAACGGAACCGCTATTCGATTCATACGATCACCCGAAGGGGGCGATTCATTAGATGGTTTTGTCCGTGTAGTTATCCCACAAAAGCCTGATCAGAAAATTATTGATGAAACACTTGCAACGTTTCTAAAAGCACCACGCCTAGCCTCGGAAAAAGACGTAGAAGTTCTCAAAGTAAATCAATTGATCAATGTTTTCAAGCCTAATGATAAAGACTTGATGGCGATGGGTCATGAAAATAGAAAAGATTATGTTGAAAAGATAGTAGGTAAGTATTGGGGATTCAAACTTGCTGACGTTACGCAAGAACTTGATCAAGATGGCGCATTGCGTTTTCTATTACCCGTTGAAACAGCCGCAAAAATTATGAAAGCAACTGGGGTTATCCGCATTGATCATAGTTTGGGCAATTTGCTTTATGACTCGAATGGCAAATTTGATACAAAAAAAGTTGTTGCTATGTTTTCAAAGCCTACTCCCGCGCTTCAATCTACCTATACTCGATGGACACGGGGCATTGACATCGAGGGTTTGAGTTCAAAAACAGACGTTCGAGCAGGCGGCGGTGAGTATGTATTTATGCGCCCTATTTACTCACAAGATAAAACTCTCAGAACAGGATCAATCAATTTCCACGCGCCCGAATTATTCAGACGCTTGGATTGGTATGCGTGGGCAAACGATAGTTATGGTGTTCGTAGTCCTGTGGCAAGATCGCTATGGAAAGGCGAAACATCATTTGATAACCCTAACTGGTTTGGTGAATTGATGGCTGGCAGTCAAGCCTTTCATCAGCCTGAGATTATGTTTCGAGGCACAGTTCCATTCAAACATGCAATCGAAATGATGGTCGACAAAGAAGCGAAAGTCCAAATAATTGCCGCATTGCAGAAAGCGGGAGTGGAGTCAATCAATGGGGATTCTCTTGATTTATTCTTCACTACCAACTAAAATAAAAGTATGATCAATCGCGAGGATGTTCCTAAAGAACTGATCACCACACCCCCATTGTGGGGCAATGGCGTTCCTGCTGAGTTCGTTGTATGGGCTTATGGTCCTTTCATCTTACAACGTGGCAAAGATCGCCTTGTTGGTATGTATTTGATCGAAGATGCGCCTGACACGTTTTCCTTTTGGGATGGCGCACGATCACGATACTTTGCCCTTGAAGATACAAAGGCTGACGGCGATTCAATCAAATTCAAAGGCGGTTCAATTCGCCCTATGCGCGTAGAAGATGCTGACCTTGTTCAATTAGACAAAGATAGAATTGGGCTAACACAATCCGACGTTGTAAATCGCGCATTAGCACTATTTCAACCCGTATAACGATAGAATGATCGTTTAGGGGGGTTACTAGATGCCTTGGACGATCGAAACTAAAGCACCTGACTGTAAAGGGTTTGCTGTTGTCAACGCAAACGGCAAAACAGTTGGTTGCCATACATCGCGGAAAGATGCGCTCGCGCACCAACGCGCCCTTTATGTCAATGTAAAAGATGTCACTCAAAAAGACGACCCAACAGTAAGTGACGTTCATGTTGACACGATCATGAACCCAGCACTTATCGCATACAAAAGACCCAAGAAGCCAAAATTTGCAAAAAGCGTAGATTCATTGATCATGCAACATGACAAGTTGCACACAATGACTGATCAACCCAACGATGCTCAACTTTATGTTCACCACGCTCTTATGGATGCGATCAATAAAGCAGGACAAGACGTAAGTTGCTCATGCGGGGTATGGTCAGAACCTCTACTCCTTAGTAGCGTTTCAACAACATTCGAAGCACTTGCTAAATCAGATAACCCATCACTAAGTCCTGTTTCACAAATCATTCAAAGTGGAATTGATCAAGGCTATAAGTTTGCAGATGTTCTACACATGCTCGATGTCGGCGGCTTTATGATGGTTGTTCGACCAAAAATCGTTGATGAACCAACACCGATGCAAGAGAGTTCCGAGAAATCAGTTCTTACTCGTATCAAAAACAAAGTAAGTGAAAAATTGAACGTTGAAAAAGAAGTGCCTACTTCATTTACGCCACCACAGGCGGTTCAAGATGAAGCAAAACGTGCTTTGCAATGGATCAAAGAAGGACACGCAGGATCAAACTTCACCGATGTTGGGCGCGCTCGCGCTTCACAACTTGCAAATGGTGAACCCGTATCAAGAGACACGCTCGCTCGTATGAAATCTTTTCTTGCTCGACATGAAGTCGATTCACAAGGTCAGGGTTATCACATAGGAGAGGCTGGGTTTCCGTCACCCGGTCGGGTTGCATACGCTGCGTGGGGTGGGTCTGCGGCGAAGACTTGGGTCGATAAACTATTTCGACAGTTCGATTTAGCGAAATCCTATGGTCATGTAGAAACTGTCTATAAGGCAAATGAACAACGATTCACACTCGGTCCTTGGTACATACCAAACCAACAAGATGCGCATGGTGAATGGACTGATCCACAAGAGTTACAGCAAGGTCTATGGGATTACGTCAAGTCAGGCGATCGCAACATTCGACTTCAACATAACAAGAATGTTGTTGCAGGACAATGGGTTGAAACAATGACATGGCCTTATGACGTGACTGTTCCTATGACAAAGGCAGACGGCACATCTAATCCCATTACATACCCCGCTGGAACTGTTTTCATGGGAGTAGTTTGGGAACCTTGGGCGTGGGATTTAGTCAAGGCTGGAAAACTTACAGGTTATTCAATTGGTGGTAAGTCAGAACGTGTAATGGTTGACTTCCCTGATGCAACAACAGCACAAATGGCAAAACACTTACAAGGAAAACATGATCAACGCACTCACGCGCATGGTCACGGCGGTGGCAGTCCTAGTAATGAGCCTCGCGCTGGAATGGGCGACATAAAAATTACTGATGAGATGGCGGCAGAAATGCAAGGTGGAAGTGCCGCGCCATTCTTGATCAAAGACGCGCAAGGCAATTGGGCTTTCACGCCCGAACGTCAAGCGATGCACGATTCAATAGTAAAGAAATCAGTTGATGGAATTCCTGCATCAACAAACCCAACCTATGTTGTTATGGGCGGTGGTCCTGCGGCTGGAAAATCAACAATTCTTGAAAGCGGGGCAGTAAAACTTCCCCCACATACAGTTGAAGTAAATTCTGATCACGTCAAAACTCAATTGCCTGAATGGCAGACAGCAGGAGTCAATCGCGCATCAGTTACGCATGCCGAATCTTCTTACGTTGCAAAGCGCACTCAAAGCGCGGCGTTCGAACGCAAGCAAAACATTGTTCTCGATGGAACAGGTGACACGTCACCAAAGTCAATGAGTGGAAAGATCGATACGGCTCACGCGGCTGGATACAAAGTCGATGCTCACTATGTAACATTGCCAACGAATTTAGCAATTGAAAATGCGGCGGCTAGAGCGGCAAAGACAGGTCGACACGTTCCAGATGAAGTGATCAGAACAACTCATGCTGGCGTATCAAACACATTCCCGTCTGTTGCGACTAAGTTTGATTCCGTCAAGTTATACGACACCTCAGTAAAAGGAACTGCTCGCTTGATCGCAGAAGGCGGTAGCGGCACACTCAACATTGTAGACAAAGTTGCCTATGACGGATTTTTAGCGAAAGGTAAAGAATGACAACCGATACTCCACGAATTGAACGCATGTATCTTGAAATCCTTTTGGGTATTGATCAGAAAGACTCGTTACTCAAACCCCTAACAAGTGCCGAAGTTGCACAATGGGGTCGTCTTGATAAGCAAGTCAAAGAGATTCAAGCAATGGGTGGCGAATTTGAAATCCCAAATGAAATCCCTGACTCAAAACCAGTATTTGAATCTAAATGATCATTTCCATCTTCAAACACCTTGCTGGAAAACATAATCAGCATACTCATGCTCATGCAGGTCATGGAACGACAGGTGGCGATGCTGTTCACAGAAACTTGGCTATGCACATTGATCCAATAGGGGCAAAGATCGACGCGGTCAACTCAAATCCTACGATCGCAGGAGATTTAGCACAAGCAAAAGTCACATTGCATGCCGCATCGATCGCACCAACGGCTATGGCGAGCGCAAACGCATTAGGCAACACGCGCACAGCATTACAGACCGCCGCACGGAAAGTTACTGGCACAAACACCCCGTTAGCCATTACACTTGCTGACATAGGCAAACAAATACAATTGGTTGCAGACGCACTTCAAAGACCGTGAGGACGAACAATGAGTGATGAGAAATGGGTTTATGTGGAAAGCAACGTAAGCAAAGAAATGGTTGAAGTTGCACCACCAGCGATCGCTGACGTATTGCGTAAGTTGCTTGCCAACAATGTGATCGTTTATTTCCGCGCACACGGATACCATTGGAATGTCAAAGGAATTCACTTCCCTGCATACCATAAGTTCTTCCAAAAGATTTACGAAGACCTTTATGAAGCGATCGATCCAACAAGCGAATGGTTGCGCAAAGAGGGTTATGACGCACCTTACACAATTCAAGATTTTATGGCTCTCACAGACATTCAAGAGCCGATCAAGCAAGTTAGTTTGACGGGCATGCTTCAATCACTTCTCGAAGGCATACAGAACTTAGAGGCAACAACAGAAGAAGCGTTCAAGATTGCAACCGATGAGGATGAACAAGGCTTGATCAATTTCTTAGGCGGTCGTTTAGACATGCTTGAAAAGTGGGAATGGCAATTGAACACCTCGGTAAATGAAGGTTGGATGTAATGAGCATAGTAATCAACGACGGCAACAGCACACCTGTAACTGTTCACAATGTAGTTTTAGCAAAAGGCATGGCAGTCGGTTCTATGGTTTCATGGCAAGCAAGCGGCGGTGGTGCAACGGGCAAAATTGAACGCATCATGCGCGATGGCACTTTATCTATCCCTAATTCATCATTCAACGTAACAGCACAAAAAGATGATCCCGCAGTTCTTATTCGAGTTTATCGAGATGGCAAGCCTACCGATACTTTGGTTGGTCATAAAATGTCAACACTAAAGGGGTAATGATGAGCATAGTGATCAATGATGGCAATACTTCACCAGTATCGGTTCATCGTGAGGCAAGTAAAGCGGCATGCCCAACTGCAACTAAAGACATTGCCGTAAATCTTGCGCATCGTCAGAAGGCGATCAAGACAGCACACTATGGTCCTTTGAACCCCGCCGAACCTAACGCAGACTTTTGGCAAGCAAAGGCTGACATGTGGGAAATTCCTATTTCAGAGGCAAAAACATCTCGTTGCGGTAACTGCGCGGCGTTTATTCAAACAAAGCAAATGCTTGACTGCATTGATGCAGGACTAACTGCTGGCGATTCTAATGCCCAAAATGCTTGGGATACGATCGGCGCTGGTAATCTTGGCTACTGCGAAGCATTTGACTTCAAATGCGCAAGTAAAAGAACTTGCGACGCATGGATAGCGGGGGGTCCTGTAAAGTGATCAAGTATCGTAAAAACCAAACTATTTTTGTAAAGCCTACAAGCGGGGCAGTTCGTCCTGCTCGTATCACATCAGTCACAAGTCAAACATCATTGACTGTTTCATACAACAAGGGTGCAACAGCAACAGTTACAGTCGCGGCTAACTCAGGAAAGACACACACACCTAAATTAGCATCTGAGTAATCATGGCTAAAAAAATTCATACTGGAACTGCTATTCACGTCAAAACGACGGCTGGCAGAATTCGTCATGCGATCGTAAAAACAGTCACAACTCAAGATTCACTATCAGTTCAAATTGATAAAGGAACTGCCTTTGCCGTAACTCGCGCCGCATCAACAACAACTCGCGGAACTCAATTCAATCAGTAGCAGTTTGTAACTCAAATCAATTTGGGACACGCGTTTTGTGCGTATTTCGCCCAACCTTATGTTAGCCTTTTCCTACCGAGATTTGGGCTGACCTCTATTGGTTGAGGACATCAGATACCAAATCGGTGTAAGGAGAAAACACTATGGCGAAAGCACCAAAGATGGTTCGCCTCGCAATTGATGAAACTAGCGGTGTTGATCATCCAGCGCATCTAACCGAAGGTTGGATGGTAATGAAATCAACAACAACAGAAGAAATTGATGCGGTATTAGATTCCTTATCAACCGAATCAAACACTCAATCAACAAAGGAGGACTCAGTGTCCGATGAAAGCACAGTTGTAACTGAGGACGCAGAAGTTGTGGAAGCCCCAGCGGCAGAAGCAACACCAACTGAGTCTCCAGCAGAAGACGTAGATGCAAAAATCGCTGAACTCGAAGCCGAACTTGAGAAGGCAAAGGCTTCAAAGCCTGATCCAATGGCTCAAATGGTTGGAGAGTCAGACGCAGATTATGCAAAGCGCATGAAAGAAATGAAAATGAGCAAGAGTGCAACAAATGATGATGACTCATCAGACATTGCAACACTAAAGAAGTCTGCATCTGCACCAATTGTGAAAGCAATGGAATCGCTTGAAAAGGCGGCGGCAGATGCAATTGCAACTCTAAAGAAGGAACGCGATGAGCGCGCCGATGCAGAAGCAGTTGCTAAGGCTAAAGCATGGTCAAATCTTCCGCTTGACGCGGAAAAGGTTGGTCCTGCACTTCGTCAGTTGTCACAAATCAACGAAGAACTTGCAAAGTCAATTGAAGGCATCTTGTCATCAGTAAACGAGCAAGCAAAGACATCAAATCTATTTGCAGAAATTGGTAAGTCAGTCGACGCAGGAACAGACGCTTATTCACGCATGTCAGCACTCGCTAAAGCGGCTGTTGAATCAGGCGTTGCTAAGTCAATGGAACAGGCAATGGCAGACGTAGCGATCGCAAATGCAGATCTTTACTCACAGTATCTATCCGAGAAGGGTGCTAAATAAAAAATGGCATACGAAATTAGTAATTATGCAGTAAAGGTAACCCTCGTCGCAGGTGCTGACCTTTCTGCTTTGCAATACACATTTGTAAAACTCAATTCAAGCGGTCAGGCTGTTGCAGTTTCTGCGGCTACCGACGTAGCAATTGGTGTTCTACAAAACAAGCCAACATCTGGTCAGGAAGCAGAAGTCTTGATCGTCGGCGGAACAAAGATTGTTGCCTCAGCGGCTGCAACACTTGGAACCGCACTAAACATCGGAACAACATCAGCAGGTAAGGCTGTCGCTCTTGCAGTAACAGACACCACTAAGTATGTTTTTGGCGTTTATCTAACAGCACCAGGCGCCGATGGAGACATCGTAACTGCTGCAATCAACTGCGCTACACCAACAAGAGCGAACTAAGGAGAGCAAAGTAAATGCCACAGCCAAGCATAAATGACGTCCACATTGACGCCATTCTTACCAACATTTCTGTTGCATACCTACAAAAGCAAGATAACTTCATTGCTGACAAGGTATTCCCAGTAATCCCAGTTGATAAGAAATCAAACAAGTATTTCGTCTACACAAAGAACGACTGGTTCCGCGATGAGGCACAACGCCGCGCCGATGCAACCGAGTCTGCTGGTAGCGGATTCTCACTCACAACAGCAACTTACAACACAGATGTGTTTGCATTCCACAAGGATGTAGGCGATCAGACAGTTGCTAACTCAGATGCACCATTGAACCCACTTCGCGAAGCGGCAGAATTCGTTACACAGCGCCTTCTTCTTCGTCGTGAACTACAGTTCGTAACTGACTTCTTCACAACAGGCGTATGGGGATCAGACG